CTTCCGCCATGCCTTGCTTTTGAGATTTCTTAGCCGCCTGATAGAAAAATCTCAAGTCTTGTTTCTCATCAGGGAGAACAACACCTTCGCTGCCATTTTCCAAAGATTCATAAAATATTTCATCTATCAAGCCAACTACATCGGCCAGGTGAAAGGGTAATGAGGCAGGGTCACTGAGATCTTGTTTGATTTGATCGCCAGCATAACTTTGTGGAGTATAATTCTGTATCAATGACACTAATAAGTTGCCATCATAGTTAGTTTCTGTATACGATCCTTCCGCCACAGCTCGATCTATATTGTGAATATTCACAACTGTTTCGTCACCGTTTGATGCTTTGATTACGACATCGTTCCCCTTGACAGAGACCACAGTTCCGTAACGAGTTTTCATACCAGGTTGAATATCAGGCTCGCCTCCGCTTTCTACCATGCCATGTCTTTTCAGTACGCTATAAATTTGACTGCCTGGCTTGGCTTTTTGGCCGGATTTTAAAAATGCACGAATCATGCCCAATTCTTGTTGCTTGCGTTGTGCAGACGTGTCAACCGCAGGTGCGGCGTTGTCATTGCTATTGTTGCCAGCTGTGTTGGGCTCATAGTACCAGCCCATACCAGGATCATCGCCGCCAGTGTTTGCTGGATTATCAAATTTGAAATAGGCAATTTGTGTCTTGCTCCAATAGCCTTTGAACTCACCAGTGGCATCATTCATGTCTTCTTGATCAAAGTGCCCTGCTTCAAATTGACCAAAGAAATCTACGCTACGACTAAAATGCTCAGGCTTGGGATACCGGTATGGATCCTCGCCATCATTGTCATCTCCACCAGCACCAGGCGCAAACTCTTTCAATGAATCTTCTACAGTACCTATATAGTGATGGTCATGTACTTGGTAACCCTTGCGGCGATAGTGTGCAATGGCACTGTTGATTGCTTTTTCTCTATCTTCACCAGTGACACGCACACTTTTTTGATATGTTTCGCCACGCTTCGAAACCATTGGATGGTTGGGATCTGTAACTGTGAGTCCAATGCGGTGTACGGTTTTAACGGCAGACTCTTCTACTTCTTTGTCGTCTTTGTTGACAAACAAGTCCAGACTCATCACGGTCAGACCGTGTAGTTTACCTACACCTGCTACTTCAAATATTTTCATCGCAGTCCCTCTAGACTCAGTTGTTGATCTTGTTGTGCAATATAGGCCTTGTGAATCTTTTCAATGTAACCAATATTACGCAGAATTTTAAATGCCAAATTTTCTGTGCCGTACTCACCTGCTCGGGCCAGCCCTGATTTTCTCATATTACTGATTTTATCAATAATACGCTTCATATGTACAGCGTCTTTGCTACTTATCGCATCTGTAACTTGATGAATTAGATCTCTGACTTTGGAATTCACCGCAGAGTCGTCAATGTCAGGCGGCACATGCTTGGGCCGTTTAATCCATTCGCCATTTAACAAACTGTAAACTCCCCCAGAAACTGGAGGCTTTTTGGTATCTTCTACATACAATTCTGTATCGTAGCCTCGCACCGTAATGTCGTGGGCATCGTTCCAAATTCTCTTCTTTGCTTGATAGAATGCTTCAACAATGTTGTCTGCATCCAGGTCGCTGTAACGACTCACAATGTGTATGTCAAAGTCGCTGTACTTGGTGTAATTGTAGTTGGCATTGCTACCGGTCAACACAATGTCTTGTAGCTGGAAGCCAGGTAATTCTAAGTAATCAACAAACACCTTGGCAATTTTTAAGAGTGCAAGATGCACTTCAGGTGCCATGTCGACCCCGTTCCAAACCGCAGGATTCAAGTCGCGGTGATACTCGATATTGTCTTTTACGAAATTCATTTGATATTTAGTTAAATGTTAATAAGCACACCTTTCCGATAAGTATGTTAATTACTTAGGAGTAAATTTATGCCTGCTTTTTCAAACTGGTTAGCAAACACCACAATAGCTGTCACAGGAACAAACGCCACCAATTCTACAGAGATTTTATCAAGTTCAATCAGCAAAGGAACTTGGGATATACAATATTTTATCACAATGAACGCAGGCGGTGGAACTGCGGCATTATTTGACTCTTTCGGTAACTTAGTGCCAAACTCAGAAATCTCTGGGCACAGCGAAACTTCTAAAAACACAGCCACTGGCCGTGTGATTGTAACCAATCCAGGCCCGGGTGGCCTAGTAATGAAATTAAAAGGCTGGAACACTACTCCATATCAAGTTGTTTCCAACGGAACTGATGGCAGAACTGGCATAGTGATCACACAGGTATTATCCAGCATTGCTGGACCCGCTGGACCTGTAGGACCCGCTGGAGCAAAAGGCGATCGTGGTTTCAACGGCGTACAAGGACCAGCTGGTCAAAATGGCCAAAATGGCACAAACGGCGCATCAATCACAGGACCCGCTGGTGCCACTGGCCCCGCTGGTGCTGTTGGACCTGCAGGCGTAGCAGGCGTTCAAGGCGCAAGGGGTCCTGGCCGCCCTATTTTAGTACAAAACAGAGCACCAACTTCAGCCGACGGGTCAGTTGGCGATGTCTGGTATCAGATCAGTTAATCATGACTACACGACACTATATTGTATTGGTCAACGATGGTGTTGACTTAGATCAGTTCTGGAACGAAATGGCCACTGGCGTATCTGCATCACCGTACATTCCCAAACGACCAGCCACCATCATCAACAGTCGAGAATTATTTCCTAGACTATGTGAATATGAACTCTCAGATGAAGAAGCCAATGCGCTAAGAAACGATGCTAGAGTTGCAGAAGTAGATATCCCAGTCGAACACAATCCTAATGTTAGCATTGGGCCAATGTCCGTACAAGACGGTAATTTCTCTAGAAGTGGAGATTCTCCCTGGGCAAGTAAGGTAAATTGGGGACTGACTAGACACAGCAATATTGACACAACAAATAATTCAACTGCACAATATCAATACACATTGGATGGCACAGGAGTAGATGTACTAATATCAGATTCTGGTATACAAGTTGACCATCCAGAATTTACAGATGCCAATGGTGTTAGTCGTGTTCGACAAATTGAGTGGGGCACCGTATATGCACCTTTGCAATACAAGGGCGGCTATGTTGATAACAACGGCCATGGCACCAATGTAGCAGGCATTGCCGCAGGAAAGAATTACGGCTGGGCAAAAAATTCTGACATCTATTCATTGTACGCACCTGGTACTTGGGCAAGTGCCAATCCTTCCGGTCCTTTTGACCACTTTGAAGGAATACTTCGTTGGCATCAAGCCAAAACAAATGGCAGGCCAACAGTGGTTAATATGAGCTGGGGATACTTTATTCAGAGCGCAACAGAAATGAAAAATCGGATTGTTGCAAATAAACTAACCAATATTGTTTATAGAGGAACTCCGGTCAACTATCTAGGCACTGGTTACGCCATGGCTGATGCAAACATCAATAGTAGAATTATCAATGAAACAGGACTTAGAATTGACAGGGGTATGGCATTTGAAAGGCAAATTGACGATTATGGAATACAAAATCTTGTAGACCATGGAATAATTGTTTGTCATTGTGCTGGAAATTTTGGAACCAAAAATGATAGATCCGGTGGCGCAGATTATGACAACTACATGCAGATAGGTGGAGACAGCACCAAGTATTATTACAACAGAGGATGCAGTCCAAAGTCTGCTAAATCTATTAGTGTTGGAAATTTAAGTGAAGTTTTCTTTAACACAACCAAAACAATAGAACAAAAGAATAGTAGTTCTTGTGCTGGTCCAGATGTTGATGTATTTGCCGCTGGAACACATATTGTCAGTGCTGGCAGTAGTCGTGTAACTGCTAACCCTGCGTATCCAAAAAATACATCCTATAAAGTATCTAAAATGACTGGAACAAGCCAGGCCAGTCCGCAGATTGCTGGCATGTGTGCATTGTATTTGCAGACCAATCCTACTGCCACACCAGCCCAGGTCAAAGAGTGGATTGTGAGTTCAGCCAATACCGCTGTCATCAACAGAGGTGGTAGCGCAGACTACTCTGACAGATCTTTATTTGGATCTACTGCTGGCGTTGCCTATTTAAAGTCCAGTGCAAACATTACAAATGTCAGCAAAACATTTTCCAAGGAACCATCAGGCAACTGGCAAGAAGTCAAAAGTATATTTGTCAAACAAAATAATACTGATTGGGTTCCTGTTAAAACCGGCTACATTAAAACCACAACTGGTTGGAAAGTGACCTACAAGCAAGGCGGTTAACCCTGCCCGTTGATGGCCTTCATCTTTTCGCGAAGCTCATGTTGGTCGCGACAGTCCACGCAACAAAATGTAAACTTTGTTGGTTCTTCGCACTCTAGGCAAAAGCCCGTGCGAATCGGAACGAATTCCTTGGCCAAAGCCCTGCGGAGTTCTTCCGCGGCTTCCATTGCTTCTTGTGCGTCATCAATAATATCTGCCATTGTACTTCCTTTAATCAATAATGTAATTATGCCGTCAATTAAAAATCACCTGATTTAGGCGTCAATTGTCACTCTTTTCATTCTTTTCGCCTGCCAATATTTTAAGCATTGCACGGGCACGAACATCATCTTCTTTTTTGGCTCGTTTAACATCATCGCTTAACTTTAGCATACGATCATAATCTCTAGCCCACTGCACACCAGCAAGCCAATCTTCTAGTCGTTCAATACTGCCCACAAACAGTTCAGCATCTCTACAGTAGATCGGCAGGGCCATGCTGTCTATGGGCACAAGGCTTAGTGCGCCATGGTCATCAGTGAAATCACTGTGCTTTGATTTATTGAATTTAAAACCAATTTTGGCCACTTTTGCTTCGAGCCTACGAATGCGTTCAATTGTGTTCCAGCCTGCCATCACACTCTCCAATCGTTGGTTTCATTGTCCCAATGCCGTGTGTCGTAAATTCTACCACTCACAGCATATCCCAACAGTCCCAGGCAAACTGTTAGGCCTGCATGATCCTGTCGTTGTTTTAAACTAAATTCAATACTGATCAATTCTCGACTGTAATAGGTGTGTTCAACTTCCCAGGCCCAATGTGATCCAAGTCCACCAGACCAACATCCCAGGTTCTTAAAGAACTCTGGAAAAGGACTACCAACTGTGAAAGTAAAATTTAGCATGACTGTAGTATACTACAGTTTTGCAGTAATGTCAATTATTTTTTAGGTAAATCTTTTGCCATCTCGTACCACCGGGTGGCTTTTGTAAAATTAAAATTTGGATGGCGATACATATAATCTCGCTTGCGCTCTGCCGCCTCTAATGCGTCTAGCATACGCATTTTATCGTTAAACGGCAGGCTCATTAATACACGGTTCATATCTGTTATGTCTAACATATACTCCACCCATTTTTCTGTGGCTTTTATATTATAAAAACTGCCATATGCTTTGCGATTATTTGCACTTGTGTATTTGCTTATAAAGTTTTTAGCTTGCATACTGTCTCTCCTTTTGTATAAAGAGTAGTCAGTATAACACAAAACAATGCCCTTGTCAACGGCCAGGGTATTGTGTATTTTAGTACTAGTCGCCGATGTGACGCATTTTCACATTCAAATGAGCCTGTTCATGTTCAACCAGAAATTTGTGGTTCTTTACTGCTTCAGCTTCGGTGTCGTAAGTGGCCACAACATTGTTATCGCCATTGTCATAAAACAAGCAGGTTTCCCATCCACGGCCGGCAGAGTTCAATTTGATAGTGGATATTTCAACGGTGCCCACACGGTCCAATGCCACCTTCTCAGGCATTACAAAATCTTTCATGGTAACTACTCCTTATCCCCAAACCAAACCAAATCGTTTTGCACACACAGGACCATAACCCACTTGTGTGCTACGCTCGTCTTTCAAGCCATGACTGCAAAAACTGCAACCACCTGTGAGCCTGCCATAGCGGCCTGCAGTCTGTGCAGGATCTTCGCTGAACTCTTTTACCAGTTCGCAAACCGTCTGCGTGGCACTACGGGTGGCAAAGAACTCGCCAGTGACATCAACACGACCAAAGAACTTGTTCTGCCCAAAGGGCTGACCGTCTGTGATCATGATTTGGCCTGCATACTTGCTCATTGAGCCTGCACGATTGAACACCACAGCCTGCCCGTCAGCTGTCTGCAAGCGGACCTTGATGCGCTTCATGGTCTGGCTGGCCACATCAAACAGGTCTTGAATGGCCTTAAAGTCCACAGTCACATAGGCAACTGGAGCAGGCTTGGGAGTGGTAGCCCGCTGAGTCAGAGTGTCAATCCAGGGCAATTGTTTGTCGCTGAGTTTGCCAAAGCGATTGAAGCCAGCAATCAGCGAACCAGCAAAAGCTTGATCACGCTGGCCCAGCTGATCCACCACAGCCACCAGTGCATCAACGGCAACCTTTTGAACAGCATCAACTACAACTGGATTACGGGTTTTGTATGCAAACATTTTGGTTCCTTTTTGCTAGTATGTAAGTATTATACTGGATCAAACCGTTTTGGTCAACCGTTAATTGCTCCAGTATGCTTCGCTGTCTACACGGCAAGCCCACGGTGTGTCTGCATCAATTTCCACTGGCAAGCCAGTCATCAAATTCTTCACAGTGATCTTGGGTGCCGTGTATGTAGCACGGTCCACAATGTTCAGTTGGTTTTCTGTCCAACCTGCTTTGTTACACAGACGAGTCCTGGTAGCACGAGCGGCACCAAAAGTTTTGTAAGCACGGGTCTTGTTAGGACCGTCTGTTACGATTAAACCAGTACCTTTAGCAACGATTACATATGACATTTCAAGTTCCTTTTTGCTGTTTATGTGTATATTATACTGTGGATTGGGCCTACTGTCAACCGAAATAGTGTTGTATTTTTACAACAAATTTGGAACAGGATGAAATTCAAAGCGGTAGCCCAAAGACTTTGGATACAGTTGGTATTGCAGTTCGCGCACTTCACGACCCATTTCAGCTGAATCGCGATGTTGCCAAACTGAAGTTGAAACAATCCGCTCACCTGATCGTGTACGGCGATCCGTTTTGTAAATGTACATGGTATGTGTCTGTTTCATAACAACTCCTTAAAGTGTATTGAGTGCCGGTTGCATGATTGCTGTCAATTCACGCTCACGAGCATGAGCCGCTGTCTTACCACGCACAACTTCTAACAAGTAAGGTGTAAAGCCTTCACGACCATATGTACGAAGTGCTTCGCACAAGTTCCAGTTCTTGCTTTCTGTATTGGCACGGCTTAGGTGACGGTTAAAGCGTCCACGCACGGAGCTCAATGCAGAGCCATCAACTACAGTGATACCAATGTAGCTGTCGCCAGTGACTTCGCAGAACAGCTCATATATCGCATGGTTGCGATCGGTGCGGCGCTTGCGTTGTGTTGGAGTGTTTTTGCAGTTCATGTTATTATTATAGCGTATTTAGGTCCACTCGTCAACCGTTTTCAGGGCGTTTTTTGACTTTTTTGAGCCTATTTTTGTTGTATTTTTACAACAATAAAGCAGTACTTTTTGTTGTGTTTTTACCACATAAAAACCCGCTATTTTTACGGGTTTTTAGCCCTAATTTAGACAAAAAGTAGGGTTTTACTAAATAAAAGATGCAGATGATTTTGCATAAACATTTAAGGAGCCACATTATTATGGCCTGCAAATTAGTAATTATAAAACAAAAACGAGTCGACACCTCTACAGCATTCTATCTGTTGTCTGCTGAAAACAAAACCGCGCTTGAAGCTCAGCCAAGTGCCACCGTGATTGGTGAAAGAAATATCGGTAACGGTCTTGTCAAAATCCGTACACTATTTTTCCCTAACCCAGAGCGTTATGCTGAATGGCAAGCAAACACAACTATCCAGGGAAACATTGCCACCCGTGACGCATACAATACTGCCAATGGTATTACATCAACTACCACAGTCATTGACTTGCCAAACTACAATCCATATTAATTCTTAGTTGTATTAATTGTATTAAAAAACCGCCCCTTTAAGGGGCGGTTTTTGTTTGTCAATTAAAGGTCAATCGTTTGAGCAATCTATCTGGTTCACCTGGATCAAATGTTATTGGATCTCTGCGATGCACACCATTCCAATTGTCATAAACTAATATATCGCCATTGGACCAATGATGTTTGTAAAATGTATCCTTTTTGCTTTCGCACAAGCGGTATAGATTTTCCATAAAGGCCATCATCTTCTCGACTTTCATGCCATTCCTATCAACATGGTGAATCCAGGTATGTTCTGGACCATAGCAGTTTACTCTAGGACTTACTTTACCAGAATACGGATTTGTTTTCAAAAACGGAAACTTGGTAATATTTGTACCTGGCCTGTACATAAAATGTTGGTATATGTCAACATTCTTGTAGTACTGTTTTTCTACTTCGGTAAATTGCTCATACGCAACTTCAGCGTTTAACCAATAGGTATCACCACTGCCATTGTTGGCACTTCGTACCATGTACAATGCACGGAATGGCAGACTCTTTGCTCCAATGTGTGCCATGTCTGCATGATACTTCATGTCATTGTCTTTCCAGCGAGTGTTCTTTGTTTTAAAGTAACTCACCGGCGACTGTATGTCTTTATTCAGTGTTGGATCACCAACACTGGCTTTGATATATTCTTCACTGGTCCATAGTTGTCCAAACTTAGAGCCCACTGCATGAAATTCAGCATCAGTCAATGTTGGAGGCAGTCCTTTGATGATCAGAAGCCCTCGGTTGATCAAACGGTCTCGCCAAACGCCCGTTCCCTCAGCCAACAGTTCTTCATGCGTTACAGAGTACTCAGTACACCAGGTGTCAAATACATCTGTCACTGTCATTGGTTATCGTCCTAAACCTTGGCGATATGCTTGGTCTTCTCTGCGGCGCTGTTCTTCCACTTGACGCTGATGTACACCACGCATACACGATTCTTTTTCACCATACGAAGCATAACGGGCACATGATTCGGTAATGACAACAGTTCGATCAACAACAGGTGCAGGCTGTCTTACAACAACAGTATTATTAGAAGATCCAAGAGCGTAACCCACAACTCCGCCCGCCACCACAGGAATCAACTGTCTGCTGGAACATCCTGACAATGCTAAAATTGATAAAGCCAAAATAAGTTTTTTCATAGTGAACTCCTGAGTTAATATTTACCTACGCATCCGGCTGATGTCCTCTGCTTCCTCATTGCTAAAAACAGGTACTGCATTGCTTTTGTGCATGGTTGCAATACCTTTGACTTTATCTCCAGTGTACACCTTGGCCGGTGCCAATGTGGCAGAGCCCAATCCGCTATTGAGACTTTTGATATGGGCAGTGGTATTTCGGCCCTCGGGTATTGTCAACCTGTACACAGAGCTCAGACTGGGTGCCGACATGGCTCGCTTTCGCTTGCGTTCTTCTTGCTCTACACCTTGTCGCTTGAGCAGTTCTAGCCAGCTTTCTTCCAATTCTCTTGCCTTTCGTGCATGTTCTGCACTGGCAAATTTCTTTTTGCCTTTTCGTTTGCCGGTGGTGTTGAGCCACGGACCTTCTAAATGCATGCTCATTAAAACACTTTCTAGAGTTAAGTTTGTACAGTATAGCAAAGAATAACCAGCTTGTCAACCGATCATAAAAAAAGGGTATGACCGAAGCCATACCCTTTGGACCACCTAATAGATATTAGGCTAGTTTGATTTTACCGATCAAACCTTGTGTAAAGATACTGTCGTACTTGACATGCAAAGGAGCAGTCACAGACTTGAATTCTGCTTGCTCTTCTGCTGATAAGTGAACAACATTGATACCTTCTGAAACTGCACGAGCTTGTGTTTGTGCAATGTCAGCGATACTTTCTTGACGTTCAATGCGAGCGGCAGCTAACGCGGCATCAGCAAAAATTTGCTGAGTTGCTGTATCAAACGAATTCCATAGATCCTTGTTGATGATCAAGCTTGTCAAGAACAAGCTGTGCTCACTGTGAACCAGGCTCTTGGCATGTTGGGCTTGCTTCATACCATAAATGCGTGGGTATGTGCTTTCACCAGCATCAACTTCTTTAGAAGCCAAAGCGCCTGCCAATTGTTCAATGGCCATTTCAACTGGAACAGCACCGATTGCTTCAAATGTATCTTTGGCAACTGGGCTAGCTGGAATACGAACACGCATACCGCGTAGGTCTTCTAACTTTTCAACAGCTTCTGTGGCTGGAATGATACGGAAACCACCTGAGTATGTGAAAGCTAAACCTTGAACTTTTGATTCTTCGGCTAACTTGGCAAATAACTGTTGACCAATGGCACCATCTAATACACGCTCTGCGTGATCGTGACCTTCGAAAAGGAATGGTAAGTCAAGTACAAACATGTCTTGGCTTAATTGACCCAATGTAGTAGTATACATCTGGCTCAATTGTACTTCACCGCTTTCTAGCATGTCGAGTAATTCGAAGCGGTTGTTAATTGTTTTACCTGCTTGGTATTTGTCAGCGTATTCTTGTAGACCAAGAATTTCGATTTCAAATGCGCCAGCAGTTTTTTCGTTAACTTCCTTTGAGAATTTCTCAGCGGCTCTTAAAAATAAATCATACGGTTCATGTGCTAGAACCCATGTTAATTTTGTTGTCATTATAATGTCCTCTGTTTTAGATGAGCTTGTCGGCTCAAGCTTATTTATACAAACTAGGACACAAGCCAGTTAAAAGGCCATTTAAAATTATTTTGTTGAGTTAATTTCTTGGGCAAACTGGTGAGTTAAAACCCGCATCAACATCCAGCGTTTTTCTATAAATTCAACAGGGTCCATGGGCGGAGTAAAACTCTGTGGAGGAATAATGTCAGCCAGTGCCAAATCTGCGGTTGTTTTAATCACTGCTTCATTTAGTATTTTGATAATTTCTTTGCGCTTTTCTGCTGGCATTTTAACATGGGCAACTGTGCCAAAGAAAATACTTGGTGTGTCAAATCCTTGCTCTCGGACTGTTTTGATGTCGGGCACTGAGGCCACACGCTTGGGACAATTTATTCCCAGCAATTGCATCTGCGGAAGCCTTGTCTTAAAGGTTTGATAATTTTGCACAGTTTCAATTACAAAGTTAATGTCCAACCCGCTGGCCATGTCTCTGAGTGCATCGTAGTTTGATTTGTAAACAATATATCTAACTTTAAAACCATACGCTTTGCCCAATACCAGTGATGTCAGGTGTGCGGCATTGCCATAGCCAGTGCCACCCACTGTGATTTCTTTCTGACCCTTTAGGCTGGCCAATCCTTGAGCAGTATTTCCAACATTGGTAATAATGCCCCAACAGGTGTCACCGGTAGCGGCGACAGGGACATAGTCCCTATCATTGATCATGCCAGCATTGGCATTTTCAATAAACGCAGGAGCAACAGATGCCAGCCGATTTTCTGGGCTTTGATCCATTGCTCTCAGAGCCAGGACGCCATTGGCACCTGGTTTGATCTCTAAAATAAATTGGTACTTGGTTTGGATGGTGTTTGCAACTTCTAACATTTTTACATAAGAGCCAAAATTTGATTGGCTTGCGGCCGCCCCATATTGCACATAAATTTTTTCAGCGGCCAACACATTGGCAGTCAACAACAACCCTAGAACAAACCAAATAATCCTCATTACTTGGTTTCTAGCTTGATCTGACTAGCAAGCTTTTTCCAGTATGCTGTATGGAAAGCAAAGAACTTGTCCAATCCATCATAAGCAACAGTTTGTGGTTCGCAATAGTCAACAGCATAGGCCGCACGAACTGCATCTGTCTTTGATGCCCGGGTAAAGATATCATGGAACTCTTTGCGCTTGGCTTCATCAACACCGGTTGGAAGCAACATGTGGTGGCCAACATTCATGTCAGCAAAGCTGGCATCAAAACCTTGGCGAGCCAATGGAGTATATCCATTGACAACTTTGCTACCTGTGATGCCCAACACAGTGACCTTACGCTCTGCACGGGAATTTTCCTTGCTCCACTGTTCAGCTTCGCTGATAAAGCCAATGTGCAAATCAGTCTGACCTGATACCATGCTCAACATGCTGTCGTTGGTGCTCTTAAATGGAACAATGTTCAACTGTGGGTAACGCTTTTGTAACTCAACGGCGGCCAAGTGTGTGGTAACACCCAAGCCACTGATACCAACACTTGCGTTGGTTGGCACATCTTTGACAGTCTTGTACTTGGTACTGGTCACTGCCATTGGAGCCATACAGTGAACATATTGTTCTTTGTACTTGGTCAAGTCATAGCTTTCATTTGGGAACACAACAGGACGAACAAAGAATGCTGTACTGTGAGCCAAAATATTAGCAGGTGTATTCAACACATGGTTAGCGGCAATAGCGCCACCAGCACCTGGCTTGGTATCAAAGATAAAGGTGTATTTGTCTTGGATTTTGTTTGCTTCGTTGGCAATGGTGCGATGGTAGTTGGCAACAGAGTCGCCTGGCCCCCAAGCATAAACGATTGTAATGGTGTCTTTAGCCTGTACGCTTAATGCGGCCATAGCTAAACACAAGATTGAAATGAATTTTTTCATTAGTAGTTCTCCTATGCCAATACTTATAGCGTATTCACTGACAGATTGTCCAGAATCTGGGCATTTGGAAAAATGCTATTTTTTTGCAAACATGGTTTCGGAGATCCGTATTTTTTTACGATCGTTCTCACTTCTACATTGGCCCACGGTACAAGCAAAGTGATCACCAGGAGCATGCCAATTTGTATCAAATGCGTTAAAGTGTTCATTACGGCCGCCACATTCACTATACGATACAAATCCCTTTGGATTTATATGAATCCAATCAACACCTGCATAACACGGGAGTCCAGTATACACAGGATCAATAGAATTTATAATGCTTAAATCAGTGTATACCGGAGTGGTGTCTTCTGTTGTTGCTTCATCACTGCGACTGAAAATTCTATTAACATCAACTTGGCTGTATGCCCTAATAAATCTTCCGTCTGGCTCGTACAATATTTGTTCCGTACATTCAAGTCCTAGCTGTTGATAATATTTTATCTTTTCTCTAGTTTCGTTAATGCGGCTAGGAATTAAAGGAAACTCCATTGTTACTTTTTTGTTCCTTGACTTGCATTCATCTAAGATGAATCCAACTACATCATCATTTTGCCATTCGTGATATGTCAGATGTAACCAGTCAATTAAATGTAATACCCGATATAACGCAAAGTATGTATCGTCGCCACTGGTATCCAATCTAATAGTTGACGGCCAAGCCCGTATTGCCTGTAGTACTTCGGTAAGATACGGAAAATGCAAAGGTTCTCCTCCACCAAGTTTCCAAAGTACTTTAGTGTAGTGACAATAGCGTGTTAGTTGAAGTTTTTTAATAACTTCTAGGTAATCTTGTAACGGTCTATCAGCTGGCCCGTTTTTCCATTCGGGTCGACAATATGAACATTGAAGCTTGCAATGTCCGTTTAACAACCAATTTATTTCAGCATGTTCTAGTGTTATCATACTGTTATTTAACAAAACAAAAATGCACACTTTAGGAACTTTCGGGCACGACTCCTACTTGTTCCAGGGCAGTAGCCGCCCCACACTGAAAACCATAAGGTCCTAAGGTAGTGTGTTCTTATACAGGACTGTAGGGATTTCGTGGTCGATCCGTACCATCGTCTTCTGGGTATACTGGGTATTGATCAGGATTTGGATTAGTTTCCATATGGGTTTTCGCCTGTTAGTCTTGGTCTTGCAAACCATAATCGGAACCAAGCTTCTGTTCCTGGCTCAATGTGGTTCTTGCGTTGATATTCAGCTCTTTCGCTGCCGCCATGTGTGAGTGGACTGTCTATGCCACTTTGGTCTTTGCCTGTGCCCAATGTCAGGCCGGCCAGTCTACGCAGGTCAGCAATGTGCGAGTGGTCTACATCATCAGCTTGATGGTATTTTTTACCATCAATTCTGTTGCCCGGCGCATCAACCGGCAGTTGCGTGATTAAAGTTTTACCGCTGCCAAGTTCACTTATTTTCATCTTCGTCTTCGTAACCGTGTTCGTTTAGGTCTTCTATTAGACTGGCAAAAGATTTTGACATACGATTCTCTGCATAACCAAACCCACCTACTGCGGCTTTGATATGTGCAATGGTATAGTCCTTCATGTTGGCATATTCTCTTGGCAAGTGGAATTTGATAGTCTGTTCAATTTCATCTAGTGCTCGTGTCAATTGCTCAACTTGTTGTTCTAGTTCGGCCGCAAGTTCCGTGGCCTTTTCGCTGTAAATTTCATCATTGATGCGTTCAGCAACAGGAGTGCCTGCCACTGTTGTGGAATTCTGAATTCCAGCAAGTTTTTGAATACGACTGACATCATATTCTTGCTGAACATTGACGCTGGCTTGGCCTTCTTGTAATTGTTTGTTTTTCATTGTTTTTGCTTCTTTGACTTGAACTTGCCCGTCAGCAGGTGCAGATGTAGGATAAAATGCGGCCAATTGTTTACGCATGGTATCTGTGTGTACATCCGCAGTCAAACTGCTACTCCAGCGTGGGTCTACGGCTTCCTTGCGGTTTTTAGCAATGTATCCCGATGACTCAACAATTTCTCTAAAGTGCATAAAAAAGCCTCCAGTATATTTAGCAGAGGCTTTTGGTTATTCCATGAACATATCAAGCCATGGTGATGGCAATAAATGCCAACATAAACATCAGTACAGCACCCACAATGGGCAGTACAATGTGTATGTGTTTGACCACCGATTCTACTGGATCATTGTTGTCCATTGTACACAGCTTTGGCTTCATCAATTCTGCCCTGACGAGCAAGACTGGCAGCGGCACGAGCTTGCCCAAATGCTTCTAACACTGACCAAATTGAGTTTAAGATTGAGTTCATAGATATTTTTCCTTTTGATAGTTAAATTGTCGGATGTAGTTTTCCAACTGAGCGGCATCGGTAATGCCTTTGTCTGCTAGATAAGCGTCTAGGCGGCTTTGATAGTTAGAGCTTGGAAACATTTCTGCTAACCTTTCTAACATTCTTTCTAATAACATCGTGTGTCCTTATAAATGAAAAACGGCATCGGCTTTTGGCCGACACCGTAGTTGTATCTGCCCGGAGTTAATTACTCGCCGGATTTTTTACTTTTAGCAACGGTGTCAAAGCCAGGAACTTTGAATGCTTCCAAGTTCTTGTAAGCTTCTACAGCTTGTGCTTTGAATGTTTCGGCCAATTGCGTATTGACATCTAATAGTGTCTTTGCAAATGCTGTTGATGCACCTGTCAGTTGTGCGGTCAATTCTTTGGCCAATTTTTGGTTTGATTCGAAAGTTTTTGTGATTTCAGTGAACATTTTATTTTCCTTTATTAAGCAAATGTTTGGTAGCCTCTAATGAGCACTACCACTAGTAGAAACACTATCAGTGTTTTCACTAGTATAACATTATATATGTTGCACCGCAACATAGTTATCACCCGTTTTAATGAAAATTGCACTAATTTGGATAAATTGATCCAGCCGTGATAAATAGACATGACGGCAAGTGCCCAATGGCCATTAAATGGTCCATCGTAAAGGAAATAACAACCATGATAGAAAAAAACAACTTACATTTTAGTTTCGTTGAAATTAAAGTAGGACTACCACCGCCAAGGCCAACCCATGCTCCACATATGGAAATTGATGCTACCTGGTGGAATTATATACAAACTGCATATTTTTTACCCGATAAGATAGTACAAATGAGAAACACCATGTCATCTGATTCCAATGTTCGGTCACTATTTTTTGAATTTAGTACACTGGCCGACCGAGAAGTATTTTTCACTGATGCACAAGTACTAGCCGGATTTGATGCGCTGTCAGCATATGATAATGCAAACAAATTTAAATTACTGCAGATTGATGAAAACCGCTCATTTCCATTAACGTCTACTCTAGCAAGCTTTCCATTTACACAATGGATTGATAGCAATAATACCCTGCCCGTCGGCCTGCACGGCATCAGCGGAAGAATAGCACACTCTGCTACTGCTTAATAATCTATTAGGTTAACGAAAAGAAATAGCGGCTTAGGCCGCTATTTTGTTGGCAAATATACCACTGGCCAAGTTCTTACCCTTGCTTTCACATTGGATATCAAAGTCATCAGCAAATGTAGCGGCCCAGTCATTCACGGCTGTATTCCAATAGAAGTCACTGTGTGCTCTAAGCTTTTGTTTCTTATAACCCTGTGCCAATAAACTGGTCATGTCTGGCATAGTGTCTGCATCATGCCCAACCAAATAATCTTCTCTACTGACACTATAATGCATGGCAGGCCGCACACCACGCCAGCTATCAATCACACGCCGAACTCTATCGTCAGCGGGCTGAATGTATTCTCCTGTACGGATCCAGTGATGGTGTATGTCCAGCACCAGGGCACAATGCTTGGCAAGTTCGAGACTGGAGTCAATGCCCCAGGCGTTTTCATCGTTTTCAATGGTGATACAGTTGCGGGCTTCTGGTGACAATCGTTCAAGGGCTGAAACAATGCCGGCAGGTCCTTGCTTGCCTGAGATGTGTACATTGATCTTAAAGTCCTGGAACGACTTGCCGTAGCCCATCCATCTAGCCATGTCCGCATGATATTCAAACTCCTCTATGCTTCGATCAACAATGCCAGGATTCTCGCTGGCCAGCACACAGAACTGTCCAGGGTGAAAACTCAAACGCACATCCAGACGTCTGGCAGTTTCACCAATGGGCGCAAATATCTTTGCACAATGGTCTTGAATCTCCGGTTGTTGCCACCAGTTGATCCAATCTTTCTGGGTATAACCCTGTAGCATTTCACTGCCAAGTCGAACCATTCTGCGATTGGCTGGCAATGTGGCCACACGCTCGATTAACCGTACAGCGGCTGTGGCATTGTGATTCATAATATCCCACTGACGCTGTTCAGCTTCGGCAGGATGTTCACGCAACCAACGCATGGTGGTTGATCGGCCGTTCAGGTCACGATCCACAGCACTGACTTTCATGCCAGCCACTTCACTGGGATCGTTGATCCATTTGCAACAAAAACCTACACGACCCATAATAACTCCTACCAATGATGTATGACGTTAGCACAAATGAACAAACAAGTGATTACATGTATTATAACCCAAAATGTCTTCAAAGTCAAGGCAATTCTAGCTTCTTGCTTGGTAAGAATAGGTACATCGGGCCGGTCGTCATCTGTTTGGCCCATCAAATGACCAGTAGCTCTGGCCCATACTTTTTCTAAACTGTTCATATTAATAGTGCCACGAAGCAGGGACGAAATGAAAATAGTCAAACAGCAAAGATCAAATAGCTAATATCAAACATGGGTCTTTTGCTTAGGCATCACATCAAACATCAAAGTGGTTTTTGATGCCTAAGCAAGACAATTTGGAATTAGTTTTTCAGACTAAGCCAGTAGGTTTTCATCAATTAAGATGAAGTATTTTCATCTCCTACCCTGGACCAAGTGTGGCAGTCTTAGTCTAGACCGAGGTCAGTCAGCACAAGTGCTACCTGTTCGGCTACTTCAAACTCTGTGCGGACATTGATGGTGACCATCTCGTCCTTGATCTTGCGTCGACGCTTTTGAATGCGAGCCAGTTCTGCTTTGGCTTCTGCCACAGTCTCAGGCAGAGCCACATGCACTTCAATGTTGTAGTCACGACCGTATATGCTTCGCTCGTTGCCAGTGTTGGCACTACGAGCTTGAATTTCTTTTTCAAGTGCAGACAGATCAGGACGAACTTCAAGTTCAGTAATCTGACGCACACGACTTTCGGCACTGGCCAAGAATGCATCTTCTGCTAGGTAATCGGTGATGCCAACTTCGGCATTTTTCTTTGCCACAGTTGCACGAAGGTAACGGTTTGCATCCAGCAAGCGGCCAACTCGTTGGTTATTTGCAATTACTTTTTCTAACTGTGCATTCAATAGATTGGCCACATTGTCAGCAAACAAGCTCACACTGACAGTTGTTTTTTCATTGCCCAGACGCTTGATTTCGTCAATGATTGTTTGCTGGACCACACTGGCCTTGCGTAAATTAATTTTCATATTGTTCCTCAGAAGTTTAAATGTCTATACAGCTATTATAGCAGTTTAAATTAGAATGTCAAGTCTTTCTGTTGATTTTGGTAAAATAAATTCACCTTGGCTGGCCAGGATCAACATGCCATCAGGATCATTGGCATGAATCTCTCCATGTAAAATAATAGTGTCATTTTGTTCAACCAGTTGTACCCGACCAAACAACCATCTTCCGATCCTGGCGGGCCGAATAAATTTATTTGACATTTGTGTAGTAACTGCCTGCTTGCCACCAGTTAGGTCCCAAATATGGGCCGCCATGCAATAGTCCATGTATGTCATCAATGCACCACCATGTGTGAGGTTTAATGCGTTTTTATGCAAGCTCAGCGTGTACCATGCAAAATTGCTTTCAACATGATCAATGCTGAATTTAAACCAAGTCTGCATGGTGTTGGCAACAAAATCTTCCCACACATGACTTCTTAAATTGTAACCCAGTAGTCTCAACGCCGCTGGCGAATATTTCATTGCGACTCAATGTCCCATTTGACACGGTCAGGTAACATTTGATCAATTTCAAACTGCACAATTTCAAAAGCACTTGGACCGTTTTCACAATTCTCTATGGCTGTGCCCAATTCAAACAGATAGCAAATTTGTCTATTGTCGTCTGGGTATTCGTGAACATCATCACTGGCAACAATGTCACCCACTTCGTCTTCAATGATATCTGTCAGCTCTTCAAATTCTTTGTCAGTCAGTTCTCTGGATACACTAACTTTAATGTAATGTTTCATGTTTTCCATAATATTACTTTACCATGAAATAGATTTGTAAGTGTCATGCGTCTATTTATAGACGCATGAGTTAGCTGGTGATGCCGCCTCGATTGGGACTGGTAAACGGAGTTTGCAATATCCTATTGGCGCCACCTTGCAAGTATGTGGTACTGGTGTAGGCAGTGCTACTACCTTCTACCAGGGCGTTCTTAACAGAATGGTCAATCAAGAACTGTTTGGCTTCGGCAGGAGTCATTGCGGGTCGAGCTTGTAGCACTGTTGCAAGTACGCCTGTCACTTGTGGGCATGCCATGCTGGTGCCTGAAATTTTACCCAATCTGTGTGCTGTATTTCGAGGATCAGCCACAGTTGGAGAGTAGTTCGAACTCAGCGCACTCATAATACTGGTGCCAGCGGAATACACATCCACACGCGGTCCAGTTTCACTGAAGTATACTTTTTGTTCTACAATTGAGTTGTCAATAGCACCCACATTGATAAAACCATCAGCACGAGTTGGACTACTGCCTCTGTGATAGTATGTTGTCTCGCCATAACCAATGTAATAATTATCATAGTCAAGTCCACCAGGCACATCAATTTTATGCAGATAGTTGCCAGCGGCACCAACTAGTATAACACCTGCATTGGAACAGCTTGTTGCACTGACATCAAGATAATTTACAACATACGGATGAAGGTAATTGACCTGGCCACGGGCAGAATTTGCACTGGATCCAGGGTAAGATACGCCGCGGTATACTGTTGAAGTCATACCACTGTATGTTGATCGATAGCCCCACGAGTTTGTGCAAATTGTAGGACGCATGTTGCCAGCCGCCCGTTTTGTCAAGTGGAATTGTTTGACAATGTCAAATGCAATGTCACTGTTGATTGCACCCAGGTAACCTCCGCCCATGATGTTATTACCGTCAAAAATTCTCAAACTATAAATTGCGGCACCCGGGGCCCAACCATGTGTGTTGCCAGCCGCAATGCCGGTACAGTGACTTCCGTGTCCGTCGGCATCGCCTAAGTAACCACCTATGCTGGCAGCACTGGCTGTTCCCGGAACACCTAAACTGGCCCAATTAAAATCAACAACTCGACTTCCGCCGGTGCCATCTGGGTTGACTGCAAATTCAGGATGACCTGCATTGACACCGCTGTCCATGACAATGATGTCGACACCTGTGCCATCCAAGTTATATGCGAAATCAGCACTTACTGAGGTGGAGGAGGCAAATGGATTTGCTGGTCTACTGGATCGAAGTAACCCCCAGTTTTTCATTGTGGCAGTGGTTGTGCCACTTTTGTCATATGTTGCTGTTGGTCTGGTACCAAAGTGTTCTTTTTTTACTTCTGGGTGTAAGTCTGCTTGTAGTTCAACAAATGCTATTCTATCATCTTGTCTAATTTCTTCCGCTTCTTCATCTGTCAAGTTGAAGTGTGCCATAAATTCATTGAATGGTCGCTCGTTTAAAACTTCAATTGCTCGCTTGGGGATAAAGTTATCACCTAGGCCATTGATGGTCAATTCGTTCCAAAGACTTGTGTCCCATACTGCTGGGTCTTTTACTGTAATGATATATTCACGCATTTGTTATTCCTTGTTCTTAAAGTTTAGTATAGCCCCAGTTAACCACTTGGTCAGAGCCACTGTTATTAGTAATGCCAAAGGTAAACACATTGGCAGTTGTGGTGGCAACCACAGCGGTGCTAATACCATTGGCAGTTCCAACAACTTGATCGGGTATTGCGGTGAGCACTAGAGCATTGCCGTCTACATAATACCAACCATAACTACTGCCTAGTACCGGCACATTAGTGTTAGTCACAACTACTGTAGCGGTATATGAAACAATACCATTGGGAATATTACCGTTGACCCATATAGAGTAAGTACCGTTTATTGGTACTGTGAGACTTACTGTGTTAGCGCCTGCGGCCAGTGTCCAAGACCCTGTAGTTTTTTCTACAATAGTTGGTTTATTGGTTAAGTCGTTGTAACTACCACTAGTTGCTACAGTGGCCAATTCATTGCCATTGAATGTTATATTACCTGACGCTACAAACGCTAAATCATTTCCACTGGTAAACGATACAGGACCAGCACCTGTAAATGTGATATTTTCTACATTTAAGTCTGTGGCTGTTACACTTGTAAATGTTGGAGCAGTTGGCTTGTTGGTCAGATCATTGTATGATCCACTGAACAGCGTAGGCTTGTTAGTTAAGTCGGCGTAACTGCCACTGAATAGGTCTAGAGCGACAAACAGTACACTGGCACCAGTACTGTCAACAATGTCTCCACCTGCTGGCAATGCTAGCCTACCATCTGTGCCAAATGTCCAAGTTGCTGGTGCGCCCGATTCATACGCACTTAATTGTATATTCTTATTGGCATCAAATCTTAATGCACCACCGTCATCGTAAATGTTACTGCCACTTGACAATGATACGGTACCATCGGCACCAAGCACCACTTGGTATTCGCCATTTACTAATCTGTTAGGTGGTGGAGGTGCTTTCCAACTCAGATCAGTGCCATTGTAATAAAGATATCCAGGAATGTTTTCAGGCGTACTAACTTCTGGGACACCTAAATCAAAAATGCTGGTTGGAATCAGCGGAACAACAACATCAAGCACTCGCTGTTCTGTAGTTTTACCATTGATGAAGATTTCACCAGCGGCATTTAATTGCAAGTCGTTGCCACTGTTGATATCTACAATACCTGTACCAGTGAATACAATATCTTTGACATTCAATAGTTCAGTGGTGATCTGCGGTGCCAGTAAATCCAGTACACGCTGTGGTGTATAATATAAGTTGCTACCTTCTACCAAGTGGTATGTGTTCTTTCCAGCAAATGCATTATCAAAATATTCCTGGAATTCAGACTCTTGAACAGAGTTGTTAATTGCACTTTGTAGTTCGTTGTAGAACTCTGGGTTGTTGTTCATTGCATCTGCCAACTCTCTAAGAGTATCCAGCATCTGTGGTGCACCATCAATCAAATTGGCAATGGCCGTTGCAATAGATGTATCAACATACACCACATCTGCCAAGTTTGCAATTGACTTAACGCTGAAGGCAACTTCGTTGCCAGTAATTTTAGATGTTACGCCATCCTGGACAGTTGCAAGAAAGTCTGCATTCTGAAGTGTGGTTACTAAACCTAATTCTGAGATTCTGATTTCCATTTTATCCTGCCCTTAATAACGAAATGTAAATGTTGTAAGTCAAAGGAACCAGTCCTTTGGCACATGTTATATTTAAGACATTTCCGGCTATTACTAATTCTACATCTGCTTCAGCTGTTTCTTGAAATATATCTTCTACTTTGTAAACTGTGCCGCCTGGTGAAACAGTTCCTCTGATTTGTTTAGTGGCAATATTTCCAGCTGAGTCAGTTGCAAGCATTCTCAGATCAAAAAATTCAACTCCAGTCAGCTCAATGGTATCTTCAAATCTATCACCGGCCACAATTGGATTTACGCCATTGCTTTCGGCAAATAGCACATAGCTTCTTAAATTTGTGCCAAAACCAACACCAAGATTAAATTCACTTGATGTAGTTCCATGTGCGTTATTGAATTTCTTAGACATAGGTCACCTCAACCTTAAATGTTCCTGTGGCAGTATTGCTTGGAATAGCTACCACTACATTGGCCCTGGCCGATGTAACTAATTCTGATTCAACTGTGTATGTTCCAACACCAGTGGCACCATTATGGATATATCGCCAAACACTTGCGCCATCAACAGTGATGTCAAACGCTGGTGCATCAACCAATGCGGTTGTAACTGATACACTGACATTTAGTATTCTTCTACCTTGGGTAATTGTACCAATGTTTGTAGTTGCACCAGGTAAAGTGATTTGTTGACTGATTGTTCTTGCATCAGTTTCTTTACTGCGCTGGTTTGTCACTTCTTGCCATACATTACCATCCCAGAGATACAATGCCCATTCACCGTGGCCTGCATCTATTACCCAGGCTTGATCACCAGGTAAAGTGCTCAATGCATCTCTGGCCGCAATTGTAGGAACTGTAGTGGTTGAGTTGGCTCGTAGGCCCTGCTCAACATTTAAACCAATTGCATAGCGACCTGTTTGTCCACTCATTACACCTGCGGTACTAAAAAATTGTCCTTGACTATCTACCAAGGTCATTGGACCACCATCATCTCGGTACAAACGCAATGCGCTGGTTGTTGTATTTGCAGGAGTTGTTTCTGGCAATGCACTCACACCATTCGCCCCGGCAAAAGGATTGCCGTTCGCATCGTTTGCAATGTTGACAATGGTAATTGCTCCACCTGCTGTTTCTGTTATAACAATATTTCCGTTTGCATCAATGCCAGTTGAAATATCTGGAATTCTTGCTGTGTTGATGTCCTGTATCATGTCAACACCAATTGCAATGCCCGGACCGTATTGTACAGATCCAGAAGCTGTTGTTGTAAAGTTCACGGTGATGCCGTTGATACTGGCACTAAAAGGAACATAACCAGCAATCAATCCATACGGTGTTGGATATGTGACTGTGTCACTTACAATTTGATTTGATGCACCCACTTTAATTGCTGTGATATTTGTATCCACAGTGGCCACATTGATCAGCGCAATGGCTTCATCTAGATTGTATGTTCCAGTGCCACTGCCTTGCAATGTCAACGGCACACGATTAATTAATACCACATCACCATCTGTTCCAGTTGGATCAATACCTGTGCCTGTTGTTATAGTTTGAATGGCGTTGGATAGTTTGATAAAAATAGGTTTATTACTGGCCGAGTCTGTGGTAAGAGCGCCTGAACCATCAGCGGCAGGATAGATAAAGTCGCCAATGATGCCAGGAAGACCTGGAGCAAAGTCAATGATACCGTTGCTGGGTCTTAGAATAAATTGATGTGGTCCAGGCCCTGGATATATCACTGTGCCAATGTACTTTTTAGCATTGTCTGCATTGGTGATTTCAAATGTGCCATTGACAATGCTGATTGGCTGTCCAGTTTTCAACCCATGATTTTCTTTTGACAATGTGTAGTTGGTCAACGGATTCATGTATTGGAATCTACTTTGAACATCACTAAAAAAGTTTACACTAGCCTGTCCAGGCAATGGATCCAGCATTGGCAATCCAAGCTCATTGATTTGGAAGAAAATTACAGCACCAGGACATCCAAACAGGCCAAAGCCAGTTGGGTCTCTGAATGTATTATAACGCAATCGGTCTTCTACAATTGCAGTTATAGTAGAATCTGTTTTTGCCAAGATGCTGATGATTTCAACCACTTTGCCATCTTGGGTACCTGCAACAAAGTCACCGACTTCGATATCTTGTGCAGTGAATGTAAACGGGGTTCTAGTTAAGTTACTGCCTTGACTGGTTGCACCAACTGTAAAATCAACTTGCCATCGATAGGCTTGGGGATTAGAACCACCAGACCAATAAGGATCAGTTGGATCATTGGCATGAGGCCAAAGCGCCACTGGAACAAATGCGTCGGCTGTGGCCGCCATAACCTTGGGAGGTTTATTAATTCCAATGAAGCTGGTTTTCCATGCATTAATTGACATTGCTACTCCTATTAAGCATTTGCCAACACAAATTGCACAACGCAATGTGTTATTTGGCCTAGACTCGCACTAGATCCCGATAATGCTTTGGTTAAGCTGATTGTCATTTGGTGTGTACTTGAACTGAATGATGAGAATGCTGTTGGACTACCAGAGCTACCGCCACCAGCCACTGTTCTTACAGTATAATCACTTGAGATAGCACGAGTAACATAAATGTTACCTGCTTGCTGATAACCGTAGACTTGTACACCAAGTGGTAAACATACGCTTCCAGTAAATGTAAATGTCACTGTGGCAGTTGCTGACGCCGCAGTAGCAATCGCGGCACTAATACCACCATTTAATACGCTGACACTTGATAGGTTGCCAGAAGCATCATAATTGACTTGAACAGCGGCTCGGAAGATACCAGAACTGCTGCCGCTTCCACCACCTCCACTACTGCTGACAGTACTTGGGGCCCATGCTCCACCGTCCCATACCAGTGCTTGACCTGTGGTAGGAGTTGTGTCTGCAACATCAGCCAGTTGTGATAAATTACTTTGGCCAATTCGTGTATCAAATCTTGTGTTGGTATAGTATAAGTTACTGCCTTCTGTGACATTGCTGGTTGTGGCATTGATACTGAATGTACCACTGGCACTATTGTAACTTATACCAGTTCCTGCGGCCAATGCGTTACGAGCAAGACTATCGCTGAAATATTTGTTTGATGTACCTTGATTTAAGTTGTCTGTTGTCTTGGCCGCCAATCTGTTGTCCCAACGAGTGTTGGTAAAATATTGATTGGCAGAACCTTCAGTGACATCGTCAGTGTTTAAAACAACAATACCTGTTTTGGCATTGACACTTGATACTGCGCCTGCGCCACCACCACTTGATGTTGCAGGAGTCCATGCACTACCTGTCCAGGTCAATACTTGACCATTAGTTGGTGCCGCTGTGACTGTATCAACGTCTGACAATGCATTAATGCTTGAAGCACCAATACGCACATCTGCACGGGCATCTGCACGAGTGTTGGTAAAATATAGGTTACTGCCTTCAGTAATATAACTTGTGTTGGCACGATACTTTATTTGACCAGTTGAGTTGTCATAGCTGATCAAACTAGTAATATTGCTATCACTAAGTGAACTAATAGCTTGTTGCGCCCTAGAATCTGTGTAGTATAATCTGGTACCTTCAGTGACGTCACTAGATGTAACACCGCTGATGGCAGTTGTCATGCTTATATTGGCACTACCATCAAAACTTACTAAACCAGTTACTTTACCTGTCAACGCAATGTTTCTTGCCGTTGTTAGTTTGTTTGCCTTGTTAGACAAATCAACTTCTAAATCGTATCCGCTTTGTGTTGTAGCACCTAGGCCGTATACTTGAACACTACCAACTTTGCCATTGACTGTGTAGCTGGTACCTGTGGCACCTGTGGCTCCTGTATCACCTGTGTCGCCTTTGACACCTTGAATACCCTGTATACCCTGTGAACCTGTGCTACCTTGTGGTCCAACTACTCCACCTGCATTAATTGTAACACCGTCTGTCAATGTGACTTGTAAATTGCCACCAGCATCAACTACTACGCCACCATTGGCAATGCTTCGTCCCGCAGGACCTGCGGCACCTTGCGGTCCTTGAGGTCCAATAACACTACCGGCATTGGCAGTGGTAGCGTCTGTCAATGTGACTTGTAAGTTGCCGTCACCGTCAACTACTACGCTGTAAATTCCAAGTCCTGTAGCACCAGTTGAACCTTGCGGACCTTGGGCACCTGCTGTACCTTGTGTGCCAGTTGGTCCAACTACACTACCAGCATCTACTGTTGTAGAATCTGTTTTTATAATGATCAAGCGGCCACTGCCATCGACTGCGGCAGTTGTGATACCTACACCATTTGATCCACTGGTACCATTTGAACCAGCAGGTCCTGTGGCACCAGCTTCACCTGTATCACCTTTGATACCTTGGACGCCCTGTGGTCCAACTACACTACCAGCATCAACTGTTGAGTTGTCTGATTTAACAATTAATAAACGACCAAAGCTGTTTACACTTGCTGATGTTACTGATAAACCAGCAGGTCCTTGACTACCTGTGTCGCCTGTGACACCTTGTATACCTTGAGCACCTGTGGCGCCTTGTGGCCCAATTACATTGCCAGCATCAACTGTGGTGTTATCTTGTTTTGTTAAGATTAAATTGCCACTGCCATTTACAGTGGCTGATTTAATACCAGATACATTACCAGCATCAACAACGCTGTTGTCTGTCAATGTTAATTGTAAGCGACCTGCCAATGTTACTGTGGCGGCACTGATACTTAAACCTGCTGTGCCTGCGCTACCAGCTGGGCCTGCAGAACCTGTATCACCTTTGGCTCCACTGTTGGCAACAGGAACCCAATGATTGCCATTCCATCCTAAAATTTGACCAGCTGTTGCACCTGTTGTAATGACATCAGTTAAGGCATCTAAGTTGGTTGTTGGAGTAGGAATTGCACCAATGCTATCATCAACATATTTCTTGGTTGCGGCCTGTAAATCTATTGTGGGGGCACCTGACAGTGTCAATGCTCCGGTCATTGTACCACCTGACAAGTTTACCTTACCGGCTAGAGTACTTGTAAGGTCTGTTGCAAAACTTGGATTGCTGGCAATGGCCGCGGCCAATTCGTTTAGTGTATTCAATGCTCCTGGAGCACCATTGATTAAATTGTCTACTTGGCCTGTAACATAAGTTTGTGTGGCATATCCGTTGTTGCTTAGGTATGTGCCAACATCACTTAATGTAACACCACCACCTGTGCCACCAACAGAACTGATAACACCATTGCTGATTAAAATAGTAGAGCCGTCAACTCGGACACCACCCAGTACACTGGTACTGGCAGTTGGTAATGTGTAACTGTCTATTAAATTTTGTGAGTCTGTTAGTTGACTTACATCAGTAGGCACCGTTGGTCTACCAGATAAATCACTATAGTTGCCGCTGAACAGCGTTGGCTTACCAGATAAATCACTGTAGTTCCCACTGAACGGCGTTGGCTTGTTGGTCAAGTCTGTATAGCTACCACTGAACAGAGTTGGCTTGTTGGTCAAGTCATTGTAGTTTCCACTAAAGTCACCACTGCCCCCACCACCGCCACCGCCAGTGATGGTGACATTTGCTGTGCCATCCAGGACTGTAACAGTTGCGCCACTGACAAAATTAATACTTGTAAAATTCCCGCGGTTCGCAGTATTCTCATATATTGAAACAGAATCTAGGCCACCGGTAATTGTAGCAACATTGTTTGTTAGATCAACACTGGGTCCAACAAAATTCAATGTTGTTGCGGTTCCTCGAGCGGTTCCATTTTCTTTTACAATAATGTTTGTTCCACTGCCGCCACCGCCTGTTGCGCCAGCTAGACTTAAAACAAGTTTACCAGTTTGGTCATCATAGGTAGCTTGTAGGCCGATATTGATATCGTTGCCTACTTCAATTTGGTCTGCTACAATGTCTTGGACGTCTTCTTGTGTAAGGCCTCCGCCACCACCTGTTCCACCTTGTAGTTGTCCTCCTGAAGATGCGTTAATCGCCATTTTATTTCTCCTGTTATTCCCTTATAGGCTGAGAACTACTCGTTCACAAGTGCCTACTTGCTGGACATTTAGTCCCAGATGACTTCTATGTATTCTAGCTCTTAGATATACGAAATTTCCAACAATGTTGAAGCTTTCAACCCTGGTTTCTGGCCCATCAACACTATAAAATGATGTTCCGTTTGGACCTAGCCCAATTGGAAACCAATCACTTTCTTGTGGTTTATCACTCAATGATGCTTCTATGATTAAATTTCCTTTGAAATTTTTAATATAGAATGCAACAGTATGCATACCATCTGCATACCCATAATATCCGTCAGCACGAACTGCTGGCCCAGTTTGATCCAACTGTGCATTGTCAATGAGCATGTTGTGTGTACCCATTGTTACTCCTGAATAATTTCAACGATTACATCTTTACCAACCAGCTCTTGTGCCACTTGTTCTAAACCTGCAACAATTTCAGCGCCAGCAATTGCCGGTACATCTGCATTGCTGTCCTTGTGTAGCTTGCTTAATTTGATAACGATGAGTTCTTCTTGTATTTTAGCCATTAAAAAGCCTCCAGCTGTATTTAGCGGAGGCTCATTGATTTAGCTTAGTACTTTTCTAGTCTGGTGCTCTGATTCTTTCAAATCTTGTGATATAATCACCCAGTTGTAGGCGTAGCATTGCGGCATCATCCTGGCTTGCAAGGTATAAATGAAGAGGTTGTCCCCATCCATATGTCCTTGGCAAAACATCATTGTAAATCAGTTTCTTCAACAGCCCTGCACAAAACCAATCGCTGTTGTCCAATGATAACACCGCAGATCTAAAGTTATCTACTGCTTTTAATCTAAAGTTGTCATCGTAATTGATACGGGCTCTAATAGGAAATTTACCGTACCAGGGCCTAGCTCTGACAACATCATAGGTATGTGTTTTAAGCAAGTCCAATGCTGATTCACTTTCTGGAGACCAAGTTGCAATGACTCGGTCTTTCCAAGATTCAACTACATCATTCATTTCTTGTTCGGTATCTAGAAAAACACTTAAATTGCCTTCACGGCGAAGACCAGCTTCGGGAAATCTTGCTTTGCACCACTTGGTGATCATATTGATATCTTTGGCTCGTTCTTGCCTTTCTTCGTCGGTCATTCTGAACGAATGATTGATATAGGTAGTTTTACGAGCTGGCGTAATTGCAACAATTACCTTGTAAGGCCAGCGTTTCCAGAACAATTTTTGTGTGTAATTTTGTTTCATTAACTAATAACTAAACTGTCATCTTTGGCGCCAATGTGATGAAGATCAAGTCCTTCCTTGATGATCCGTTTGGCAATTGGCAAACGAATTTCTTCGTTGATCAATCTCTTCATTGGTCTAGCACCCATTGTTTCACTGTAACCATGTGCGGCAAGATAATCCAATGCACTATCATCATACACAATCGATTGTCCTTGTGTTTCCAACTGCTCGCGAATCTGTGTCATAAACTTATCTGCAATTCTGCGGATAATATCCTGCCCCAAACGATTGAATTTAACAACTGCATCCAAACGATTGCGGAACTCTGGTGCAAAGAATTTCTTCACTGCTTCTTCACTGGCATCGTTGTTTAGACCTCCACCAAATCCAATCACTTGTCGTTCACTGTCAACAGCACCCAAGTTTGATGTCATAATGACAAAGGCATTACGAGCACTGGCTTGTTTGTTGTCACTGCCTGTGACAATACCATTGTCCATCAAGCCCAGCAAGACTTGGATCACATCTGGGTGAGCTTTTTCAATTTCGTCAAACAGCAATACGCAATTGGGCACACGCTCAAGTTCGTTGATCAATTTACCTGAACCTGCTTTGCCTTCGCCGTATCCAACATAACCCGGAGGGCTACCAATCAAGCTGGCAATCTTATGCGGTTCACGATATTCACTCATGTCAAAACGCACAAGTTCCATGCCCAGCCCAATGGATAGCTGTTGTGCCAGTTCAGTTTTACCAGTGCCAGTTGGTCCTACAAACAAGAAGTTGGCCATTGGACGATTTACTTCTTTCAATCCCGACTTGGCAATATACACCATGTTCATCAGGCGTTCAATTGCATTGTCTTGCCCAAACACATTTGTACGCATACGGCTTTCTAAGTCAGTGACTGCAACATTCTTCTGTTCGCCCAACTGTTCAATTGGCACACGAGTGATATCACTAATTTCTTGACGAATGTTGTCTTTGGTAGTTTCAGTTCCTTCTGGCGTATTTGTAACACGCAGACGGGCCATAGCCGCATCAATGATATCAATTGCTTTGTCGGGCAGTTTCTTGTCCAGCATGTATTTCATTGACAAATCAATTGCTAAATCAATTGCACCTTCTTTGATGTCAAGTTTATGATAAGCGGCATACAACGGCGCAATTCGACGCAACATCAGTTTGGTTTCTTCCACCGAAGGTTCATTGATGTCAACTTTGGTAAAGCGGCGCAGTAGGGCACGGTCTTTCTCAAAGTTCTCGCGAAACTCTTCATATGTTGTGCTACCAATGCAACGCAATTTGCCTTTTTCTAAACTGGGCTTGAGCATGTTTGCTACATCCATGCTACCTTGGCCGCCAGCACCTGCACCCATGATCATGTGTATTTCATCAATGAACAAAATGGCATCGTCTCGTTCTTCCAGTGCTTCAAGCACATGTTGCATACGCTCTTCGAAGTCGCCGCGATATCGTGTGCCTGCCAACAACTTGCCAAGGTCCAAGCTGTAAATTGTTTTCTTCTTTAATACTTCAGGAACTTCGTTGCGAATCATTGCCACTGCAAGACCTTCAACAATGGCAGTCTTACCCACACCAGGCTCACCTACCATGATTACATTATTTTTCTTTTTACGAGTAAGTGTTTGTGCAAGACGGAACACTTCTTTCTCTCGACCAATTAAGGGATCAATCAGTTGTTTTTCTGCGCTCTTGTTCAAGTTGGTGGTGTACTTGGTCAGAATCTTTTCGCTATCACGCTTCTTTGCAACTTTACTTTCTTTGCTTCGGCCATCTTTGAGACGCCCAACATATCCAATCAATGCTTCTTTGTTGATGCCATGCTTGGCCAAAAAGAAGTTGGCGTGGCTGTTCTTTTCGCTGGTGATACTGATCAACAGGTCAATGGGTTCCATGTGTCCACGGCCTGTAAAAATGGCCTGTGTGTATGCACGATTAAAACAACGCTCTAAGGTGGCAGTTTTGCGTGGCTTGGTAATTCCATCCACACGAATATCTTCTTGTCCTCTTAGCCAAAGATCAATTTCTTCTTTCAATGCAGGAACATCCATTTGCAGTTCGCTAAGGATATCTCGAACTTCATCTTCATCCAGCATCACACGAAGAATATGTTCTAATGTAACATACTCATGCTCACGGCTCAGTGCTTCTTGAAATGCACGAGCAATGACTTCGTTAATGCGACTGTTGTTCTCTTCTTGACTCATAATACCCTTTTTTGTTTACGCAATTCTTTTCGCTGTCTTTCTTTGGCAAGCCGCAAACTCAATGGCTTGGCCTTGCTTACAAATGTCACACCATTTAAATGGTCTAACTCATGTATATAACATCTTGCCAGCAGTCCATCAAACCGTTGTTCAACTGTTTCCCCATTGAGCGTACGATATCGAGCATGCACCCACTCTGGCCTCTTGATATTTAACCACAAACCAGGAAATGATAAACACCCTTCTAGATTCATAACATCTGGGCCATGCTCAACAATTTCAGGATTGATACACACAAAGTTGGGACCGCTTTGTGGCCCCATTACAAACATTCGTACAGCCAAGCCCACCTGTGGTGCTGCCATGCCAATACCACCACTGCTCCACATCAGCAAAAACATGTCTTTGCTGAGTGCTTCCAGGTTTAGTTCATCGGTTGCTGTTGGCATCACTGCGGCCAGAATCGGATGGTCATCATTTACTAATTCTATCATATGATTATTTTACTATGTTTTATTAATAAAGTCAACAATGGGTCGTTGTTTATCATCTTCGTTTAACTTGGGTAGCTCAACCTTAATTTCAATAAAAGCATTGCCTCTTGCATTGGTTCCTCTGGCGCTGAATCCTTTTCCTCTTAGACGCAACTGAGATCCGGGTTGTGTGCCAGCAGGAATTGTAACTTCAATAGCAGTTCCGTCAATTTCCGTCAAGCCAATGGTAGTGCCAAACATTGCTTGCCAGACTGAAATTTTAATGGTCCCAATCAAATCAACTCTATCCAATTTCCAAAATGAATGATCACTTATGTTTAGTTTAACATACAAGTCACCAGCGGGCAACCTGTCAGATACTCGGCCACCTTCACCGGTAAATCGTATCTTGACATCTTTTGTACAGCCTGGCGGGAATGTCACTTCTAATTGTCTAAACTCGCCGCTTGGCACTTGAAAGTTAATGACCTTGGTAAAGCCATGGAATGCTTCTTCTAGTGTGCATGGCATGCCAACTGTGATGTCTGGATTTTTTACAGCACCTGGCTCAAAATTAAAGTTGAAACCACCGGGTCTCCGCATCTTACTGAACATGTCGCCAAAATCACGAAAGCCTGTGCTGTCTGGATCAAAGTGTTGATCAGAGAATCCAAACGGAGTTGAACCACCACTGTTGATCAAAGTCTCGTAGGCTTCTTTTATTTTTTTAAATTCAGCTTCGTCGCCACCGCGGTCAGGATGGTGCTTCATTGCCAGTTTGCGATAGGACTTTTTAACATCTTCATCGCTGGCGCCGGGTTTAAGGCCTAAAATTTGATAGGGATTCATCACTTACAGTTTAACACCTTTCTGGGTCGCTGTCAAGTGTTTATTTAATGCTGTCGAAGATCTTCTTTTGGGTATTATGCCACTCGATCCAATTTTCAACTTTGAGTTGGCATTGATAGTACAGACTGTAGTTGTCTGCAACAACTGCCAATGCAGTACTCAACTTGGTTGTGCCCGGTTCAATTAATTTTAAATCTGGACACGCTTCCATCAATTCTGCAGGGGCAGTTGGAAACTTTGCAACCACTGGCACTACAGTAGTGCAACCTACCAAGCATGAAAATAATGAAATGATCAATAGATATCTCATTTTTTAATTCCTGTGGCTTTGGTTGGATTGGTGGCCGCTTCATTGAATAACTGCACAGCATCTGGTGTCAATTTGCACTCTGCATCAATTATCTTTTCCTTCACTACAATGCGCTCTTTGACTGTGACTGCGTACTCAGTGATTACCTTCTGCTTCTTCTTGCGTTCGGCTACCAACAGCACATTGGCATCTACAGACTTCTTTTCAGCTTCTGCTACTTTGGCTTCTGTTTCTTCAACCCGTTTACGCCAAGTCATTTCAGTATCATATGCTCCATAGAAATATACGCCGGCCACCATCAGCACAACTGATAGTACACTTATAGCACCTTTGTAAGGAGCCAATTGTAGACTGAGGGGAGGTGGAATAAACCTAAAGAAAAAGGTGATGGCATAAAGGCCAGCACCAGCAAACAACATCACCAATATTGAAAAATGTAAAACCGAATCAGGTATAAAACTTAGTATCCACATATAATTGTTTATCCCTTGTGCCTGTATACAATCCTTCCTTTTGTTGTGTCGTATACACTTACTTCTACATCAACTTTATCACCAATAATTATGGTGATTCTATTCACACGCAGTCGACCTGCCAAGTGACCCATTAACATTTGCCCAGAATCAAGGGTTATTCTAAACATTGCATTTGGTAGAGTCTCGGTAACAACACCGGCTACTGTAAAACTATCTTCTCGGGCCACTGATTAATAATTTGTTAAATTTTTCATTCTCAAATAATATGCACGGCTCTCTGGCGGTAGTGCATACATCTTTGGATCTTGTACAATTTCTTGGTTTAAATTTCCAATGTCAAGATCTTTTCTAAGCCCGTCCATGCCTACAAACTTCCATTCTAGTTGGCCTATGGCATGCTCAGCATCTTTGATAATTTCAATGATCTTTTCATTTATGCCTGGCATTCTTTTTATTTCAAGGTAAACATGAAACTTGCCATCTTTATCGCTGGCATCACTAACTTCTACATCTTCAATCTTTTGCGAACTCCACTCCAAGTACGCACCCAAATCCACTGCGGCGTCTTTGGTATTGGCTTTGAATGCAACCACAACGGTATCTGCATCGGTGCCAATCTTTGGTTTGTAGCGATCAATCTCAATGAGACTGTCAATGGTATCTCTTAGATCGCCTGGGCGAAGGCTTTCTTTAAGTTTATACTTTTTGATCATCTTGGCCTTCTACCTCTGAACTATCTGCATCATCTTGCTGTAGACCTTGCTCACCGTCTAACTCTTCGTCGTATGCGGCTTCTACACTTTCGTAGTCCACATCATCCATGTCTTTGATGTCTTCGCTTACATCAAGCAATTGTTTTGGAATACGCAATGTGACCAACCAAACAGTTTTTTCCACAGGCCTAGGAATTCTCTGTCCATCTTCTGTTGCAATGACATCATCAGAATTTTTAACTTTGACAAAAGTTTTAAATTTGCTCTTGCCAAAAGATACTTTGCAACCATTCTTAATAAGGCGCATGGCGGCGTCGGGGTTTGGCATCATCTTCTGTGGGTACATCAGTGTTAACTCTACCCAATGGCGTTCTACAAAAGGGCCATCAACAATTTCACCCCTGATCCAATTTTCATAGGCATATACATCCATGCGATCTAATACACGATCTACTTCGATTAGTGTATCGATTACATTGGGGCTGTTGTGGATATTACCCAGGTTTTTATAAATTGCGTCTTGTGTTTGCATAGATAGATATTTAGTCTATTATTGCCATTACCCTACCCAACTTGCCGATCATCATTAAATACTTTTGGTTCAGCGATGAATCAGCCTGACTAACCCGGGCTGAAAACTAAATTTTCACAAAAATCAATGAAATCAGCCCGACAATACAACATATATTGTAAAGGAGCAAGATGAGAAAACAGCAAAAACGAGTCCACCAGGACCGTAATTCGGCGTTTGATGGTAACGCAGTCATCGATTTAAATCATTATAGAGATACAGATCCGAGAGATTTGAAACCTTCCAAGTACAAGCGAGTTGAAATAGTACCTCGAAATTTACGACAAGAAGATTATCTAGCACACTTAGAAAACCCCGGTAAAGATATGGTATTTGCACTAGGGCCTGCGGGCACTGGCAAAACCCTTATTGCTACCTTATGGGCAGTTAAGCAGTTGAAGGCAGGTGCAGTAGAGCGCATAGTTATTACCAGACCAGCAGTCAGTGTTGATGAACAACACGGCTTCCTACCAGGTGATTTAATGAGCAAAATGGCACCATGGACCCGTCCTGTGTTTGATGTGTTTCGAGAGTATTGGAATACAAAACAAATAGAAGGTATGATAACCGAAGGCACAATAGAAGTTGCTCCTCTAGCCTACATGCGTGGTCGTACATTTAAAGATAGCGTTATCATTGCAGACGAAATGCAAAACGCCACACAAAGCCAGATGAAAATGCTGTTGACTCGTATCGGAGATAATAGTAAGTTTGTCATAACCGGAGATCTTGAACAACATGATCGTGGTTATGAAAACAATGGTCTAAAAGACTTTATGGAAAAGATACTTGACGGTAACAAATCCAATAGGCTTGCCATCGTTAAATTTGAGATTGGCCATGTTGAAAGACATCCGGCTGTTGCTCAAGTATTAAGAATATACGGAGATTAAATTTAGTAGGGGGAAACCCCTACTAAATACAGTATGATAGATATTAATACTGTTGTCTACCAACTGCCTATTGAAGTAGATTTTGCCCAGCTTTATAAAGAGGCATCAATAATATTTCAAACTTCCTTGCGGTCACAATTGCAAAAGAGCGAATCGGCTGGATTCAGTATTTCTGTCACTGGTAAGCCCCCAGACGAACGATTACATCGTTGGTATGATCACGCCAATGGGGACATGAAAATAACCAAAGATGCTGTCACTGGAGAACTGCTTACAAAAGACTTTGCCAAATATACCACCGGGTTTCCGGGCCCTTTTAGGGAAGTAAATTCATATTATGAAAATGGTACTAGTGATCGAGATTTAACTCAATGGCATCCAACCATGATTGACAGCGAAATGTTTCAACTCAAAGAGCGGATAGCTTCTTATTTTAACATACCCAGTGACCTTAGATGTAGAATAAGCCGTATATATGGAAAATTTTCTATTGGCAAACATGCTGATCCACATACCCCCTGGAGAGTGCATGTAAATTTAAAAACTGGACCCAAATCACATTGGAAATTTTATGACGTTGAAAACAATGAAAGTGTTGAGTGGTTTCAACCAACTGGATCAGTTTGGTTAGTCAGAACTGGCAATGTTCAACACGAAGTTGTCGTGCCGCTGGGTGAAACTAGAATTCAATGTTTTTACCATATCTGGCAAAGAGACCTTGGTCCCAATTACCACCAGATAGCGTAGTCTTTGTACTTTTTTACACTACGAGCCAGTAGCTCTGCATATTCTTTTGGACGAACTCGGCAAATAACAAAACCAGTTACACGACTATCAGTGTCACCTTCGGGGACTGCTTCGACACCGTGAGCGGCATGTGTAGTCGTCAGGTGAAATGGAAAGCGCGGACACGGGTACTTTCCGTAAACTTTTTCATCTTCTACAAAGTCTGACCATGGTAACTGCTTGACAGTTCCGTCTGCGTTCCTGGTCAAGTTGAGCAATCTCTTTGCTGATGGATTCTTAGCTTTCTGAAAGAAAATTCTAGCATTGCTACGATTAACTGCATAGAATCGTAAACCAAACCATACATCTGGGTCTGTGTGAATACCAACATCTGTTCCTGCTTTTTGATTCAGCAAACTCATTGTGTAAAATTCACTAACAGGTAAACTTTCAAAGTAAGCGGCCAGCTCTGGCAACCATTCTTTAAATTCTGGGTAGTATTCCCATCCGTCATTGGCAAAGTCACTACGCATTAAATGCAACAGGCGCCAAGGATATGTGTCCTTTTCTTTTGACCAGCTTGCTGTATATCTTAGCCAAGGATGATCCAATGGGATAGGACCGGTTGCTCCAGACACAGATCCAGCCAAGGTGCCTCGATCTCTTTCGTCACGCATGGCAATATATGCAAACAGGCGTGCCTCATCAATTTCTGGAGGCTCTGGCAAATCCAACGGACAGAAGATTAGACCCTTGTAGGGTTCAAGTTCTTTTGGAAATTCTTGCAGTAGCGATGGGTCTCTAAACTGTTGTGCCATTTATAATTTTGTATACCTCGTTCCAAGTATTTACTCTAATCACCGAATCAGTGTAAGACAAATTATGATTGTTTGTCATTAATAATGGGCGTAGTCCATACTTAAATCCAAGCTCAGCATTGCTGGGTTTGTCTTCAATCCAATACAAGTTTGAATCTGTATAGTCAACCAGCTTTAGACCTTTGTCTCCATGCAATGGCAAAATGTGTAGCTCATCAACGGCATCTTGTCCAAATACCCGGTCTAAATTACTCTTCCGAAGGCCATAGGTCCAAGGATGATCGCCGGCAGTTGTAATCACAACAATCTTCCAATTCTCATTTTTCAATTGTGTAATATATTCAACACTATCTTTGAATGGAGTCAATGACTCAAAGTCGCTGGAAGCATTGAACTTGGCAATCAATGCAGAGCCTGCCGCTGGACTAATGTTATATTGCTCGCTGGTGCTGTAAGCATTGACCGCAGTATCTCTTAATTGATATCCTAGTCGTTTTGCAAATGCTCTAAACTTGGTTTCCCAGTCTAATAGTACTCCGTCACAGTCTGTCAGCAGTATCTTATCCACGTCTCGATAATCTCTCTAGTTCAACAAATGTTGCGCTCAGGTTGATCTCTGGATCTGCTACCAGTCCATGATTGACCAATCCTTTGCGAATTAATAGCAAAGCTTCATCTTGTGTATCTACATCGTTGCCCCAGAAGTCCAAGTTACGATACATGAAGCGATACATGTCCTGATACTCTTCTAAACTAATTTGTTTAATGATCAGTTGCCGAGCTTCTTTGATTCTACCCTGGCGGAACAGATCAACCATTGCAATCTTATAGTCACTCTCTGCATCTTCTTGCTTGGGTGATTCAAGACGACCACTGGTACTACGCATCTGTACAGTATTAATTGCCTTACGCAAATCTGGATAGCAGGTCTTTACATAAGTTTGTAAAGTCTCAGCATCTAGTTCAACACCCTCACCTACTAGAATCTCAGCCAGTCTGCGAGTAAATTGAGTTTCATCCAGTGTTCTAAATGTAATTGTTTGCAAGCGACTGTGCAGGGCTGGAATAATCTTGTTGGGATAGTTACAGGTTAGAATAAACCTAACACCCTCATGATACTGTTCAAGCATGCCACGCAAGATGCCCTGTGCTGGTGGCGTAATGTAATCTGCTTCATCTAGCAGTACAACCTTAAACGGACCATTGGCCATTGTACTACAGAAATTGGCAATCTTGTTTCTTAAGAAGTCAACACCATTGTCTCTACTTGCATTAATGTGCATGAACTCGCTGGGGTCTACACCCAGCTCATTGACTAAAACTTTTGCCAGTGTAGTCTTGCCTGCGCCGGCATTGCCTGCCAACAACAGATGTGGAATATACTGATCTTTTACCCAGGTTTCTACCATGTGCTTGGTATCTTTATCAATCCATACATAATCTTTGATTGATACTGGTCGGTACTTCTCTACCCATAATTCTTTCATTTAGTTTCCTTTGGTACCTTTGTCATTGTAGGCTTTGGCTGTTCTTCTATGTGCGGCTCAATGAAAGTTGGACTTGGTCCAGTCATCATTGGAAACAGGTAATGTGTGAAAGTAACTGGTTTCCAATACTTTGCAAATAAATTGTTAACCACCAAGATGGCCATTACAATTAAAATTAAGCCAATTCCTGTTAGAATTGTACATGCTAAAAATACGCCTGCTGATTCTACTGTCATATAATTACTTTCTTTGTTGATTACCAATTGCTCACATCTGTGATATCAATTACTGTGTCCTCTGGATCAAAGGTTTGAAATTTTACCAACAAGCCTAAACCGATTCCAGAATCTGCCATCCAACTAAGTTTAAAATTTTGAACTTCTGGATGCAACTGCAATAATTCGTTTAACTTTTCAATTTGTTCCCTAGTTAACACAATTGAATCTCTTAGATTACTCATGCTATCTCCTCATTGTTATCTTCTTTTGCGGCCTCTAGCAATCGTATAAGCGAGTTTACGCCGGCTTCTGACATGGTTAATGTGGTATATCCTATTCGCAAGGTGATAGAACCATCAAGTGTTTTACCAACTTGGTATACTGGGCCTTCGTCGGCCTTGGGCACTTCAACTGGCTTGATCTCTGGCATGATATATTCTGGCTTTTTAAAAAAATCAAACATTGAATTAGTATCCCTGTAACTTGTTTAGTATAACAGTTTCTTTGTGTTCTTGCAACCAGGCATCTTCACCATAAAACTCGGGGCACTTGTTTAGCTGTCGCTGTGCTTCCCAAAATATCTCGTACAGTTTTTGTTTCTGACCCCATTGGTAATATCCATCCATGTGTGGGTCAGTGCAGTTATATCCAAGTTTCTGAATATCCCAAACTATGTCATTAAGGCTTACTTCTGAAGACATTTTTAATTGCATTAAAAAGATTGAGGAACCTGGCCTTGTAAGGATCGTTTATAATTTGATCTGCTAGACTAGGGTGATGGGGACAGCGTCCTTGCCGCCAATTGCATTGCGGCGAATATATGTCACCGCATGTTGTACAACGAGTAGTTTTAGTATCCATGTTAATAGTATAACACGAATACTAAACAAATGTCAACTTTAATTTGCGCCGAAATCTTCTGCGCGGTGCATGGTTGGGCTAGTGTCAATGCCCACACCAACAAAGTCATCCATTGGATCAACGTCTGACACAGCCAGCACTTCTTTGTTATCTAAATGAACCAATTTCATTGTTTCACCGTTGTGCTCACATTCGAACTGTCGGCTCCAACGGCCATGTGACACCAATACATATTGGCCTGGAGTGACCCAATCAATGCCTTCACCCACTAAACGAACTCGGGCCCAGCGAGGACGGATGCCTCGGTCCTTGCCATTTTCACCTTGAATAATAATGCCACTGGCAGTTACTCGTTGTTCTAATCCCAGCAACTCGGCCAAGATGCGTTCTTTCAATGGTCTAATAGTTTTCATTATAGGCTCGTTGGAGTTGGTTGTGCTTTTGGAGCGACTTGTATACTGCCGTCACTGTATTCGGTTTCAATGGATTCAAATCCGTCAATTGATGTAATATTTCTAGTGGCAACTACTGTTGGCGTATAGTCGGCTGTCACTGGCGAATTCCTAACCGGATTGATGGTGTCATCTGCTTTTAGGCTGACTTGTTTTTCTTGGTTATTTTGTAAGTTTGATACTGCTCTTGAAATACTCTGGCTTGGTATTTTTATATTGCCTCTGGCGTCGACAACATCACCTCGTCCATTTAAATTACCGTTGCCAACTGCTGGAGTATCACCGTGCTTGTCTGCAAAAGCACTCATGTTAAACTCTCGACCCTTGTGGGTCTTGTATCTTGGCGTGTGTTGACTCATCTAATAAACTCCTTAATATCTAAATTGTACTTAATTGGATTGATCTGGTGCAGTTCGACCAAGTACAACAAGAACGAACTAACGGAACTGCCTCGGCCTACTCCCCAAATAATGTTATTCTCTTTCATTATTCGAACCAGGTAAATCATAAAACGAAGCATAGGTTCTAAACCACGACTTCTAAATAATTCTAATTCTTCTACTACCCTATGGGCTTCTTCAATTGTACTAATCTTTTCAGCAAAGTATATATCTAAATCCAAACTGGCGATATCACCAGGAAGATTCCAATTTTTTAATGCTTCTTCTACTGTCATTGGCAATGGTTGAGAATAAAATGATGGTGCTTGTCCAAGATCGTTACATCCGTTTATGTAGCGATCGAGTATGCTGGAATTTACAGTCAACTGTCCAGCCTTGTCTTGGTACAGTAATTCTACCAAGTCTTGTTCATTGATGGTTGTAGTTGGCATGTCAAGCAATGCTGTCTTTGAATTGATCATTGTCTTTGTTTTCGCTGGCCGCGTAGCTTTGTTTGTAACCCATTTCCCAGATTGCTTGTTTGATTGCTTCCATGTGACCCAATAATTGCGATAGCACTTCTTGACTTGCTCCGCCCTGCCATGCGGCGTTGTATTTTTTACTAATCAGGGTTTGTTGAACCATAAGCTCTTCAAATTTCATAGAATAGTATTTGGAATACATGCTATTAACCTGGATTGAAACTGCTACCGCAACCACAAGTGGATTGAGCACCTGGATTATCAATTACAAAACTTGAACCAGCAAGATCTTCTTTGTAGTTGATGGTGGCCCCAGTGAGATATGAAATACTCATTGAATCAATGACCACTTTGACACCATTCTTTTCAAAATGGAAATCATCTTCGTTTTTCTCTTCGTCAAATGTGAATCCATATTGCATTCCACTACAACCACCACCTTGTACAAATACTCGCAATGCCACATTGTCACTGATATCTGCTGTTTCTAGCATGATGTCCTTGATCTTTGCATAAGCATCATCTGTAATATTAACTTGTTCCATATTATGACCTCACAATGATTTCGATTAGCTCTTCCTTCTTCTTCCTAGAATTGATGGAAATATTATGCTTTTGAGCATAAGCTACGACTTGTCTTTTAGTTAGCTGATCTAGCTCTTCCCTGCGATGCCGTGCAGACACAATCAATGGTTCGCTGATCAACGATGCGTTTTCATCCACTTGCTTGCCTAAAAATGATTTAATTGTACTCATTGCTGACATTTTCTCCGACATGTATTTTTGCAAATAAAGCATCTTCCTTGTCCTCAAATAGTAAAAAGGCCCGTTCTCGGCCAATTATTCCAAATCCCCAACCACACCAATAATTTGATAACTCTACCATTTTACTCAATACATCATGAGGAATGCCTTGTACTGCTTCCAACTGTCCATCTTCTCTTAGCACTGGTATAGCCCAAAACTGTTCAGGTTTTTCGTCCTGAATATGGCTGTAAACTTGATGAAGATCAGCATGTGTTAGTAACCGCATGTTAATGGCTTGCCCACTGTATGGCGTCCAAATCAACACCGTCTTTGTACATTTCCCAAAGTGGACTTAGTTCTCTCAGTCCAGCGATCTTGCGCTGAATCAGTTCAATTGCAAAGTCTATTTCTTGTTCGGTGGTGTATCGGCCCAGTGTAAACCTTATACTGCTGTGTGCCAGTTCGTCATTACGGCCCAAGGCTCTTAGCACATAACTGGGTTCAAGACTGGCACTTGTACAGGCCGAACCTGAACTTACTGCCAATTGTTTCAAGGCCATGATCATGCTTTCACCTTCCACATAGTTGAAACTGATGTTGAGATTGTGTGGCACACGCTGAGTCATGTCTCCGTTGATGAACACTTGCTCAATGGTTTCTAGACCTGCCAGCAGTCGATCACGCAGGATTCTCACTCGGGCAGTTTCTTCCTGCATGTGTACCTTGGCCAGTCTAAATGCTTCGCCCATGCCCACAATTTGATGTGTGGCCAGGGTGCCTGATCGCATGCCTCGTTCATGGCCGCCACCGTGTATCTGTGCTTCAATTCTCATTCTGGGCTTGCGGCGCACATACAAGGCACCAATGCCTTTGGGACCGTAAGTCTTATGGGCACTAAAACTCATTAGGTCAACTTTTAACAGTTGTAGGTCAATCTCTACCTTGCCCGTGGCCTGCGCCGCATCCACATGGAATGCAATACCTTTTGATCTGGCTAATTCACCAATCTGTTCAATATCCTGTATTACACCAATTTCGTTGTTGACATAGATCACGCTGATCAAGGTAGTGTCAGGCTGTATGGCCGCAGTCAACTGAGCCACATCAATCAGGCCATTGGGTAGTACATCAAGATAGGTCACAGTCCAACCATCTCGTTCCAGTTCACGACAAGCATCTAAGGTGGCCTTGTGTTCAGTCTTTACTGTGATGATGTGTTGCCCTTGGCCTTTTCTAAACTTGGCCGCACCTTTGATGGCAAGATTAATGCTTTCGGTGGCACCACTAGTCCAGACAATTTCTCTAGGATCTGCGCCCACTAGGTCAGCCACATGTTGTCGGGCCTGTTCTACTGCGGCTTCTGCTGACCAGCCGTAGGCATGACTGCGTGATGCAGGATTACCAAACTGCTCACGCATGTAGGGAATCATGGCATCTACCACTAGTGGATCCATGGGAGTGGTTGAACTATAGTCCAGGTAAACTGGAAATTCTGTGTAGTCTATCACAGCTATCCTTAAACTGTTCTGAAATGTTTTTGTAACACTTCTAGCTTGTCTTCATACTCTGCAATGTGTGCTATCTCTTTTTCCACAGCCGCCATCCAATCAGTGTGATCGTGTATGGCCATAGGATTGTTCAGCATGATCTCCACATTCATCTTGTGCTTCAGAATGTTGGCTGAAAAGTTTGCTGTCAATGCATCTATTAATTTTATTTTCATTTTAGATATTCTCTATTCAATTTATTGCTGATAAGTTTGAATGCCGGCCAATAACCAACCACCAGAGGATTTTGACTTGGTCATGTTCCAAACTTCTTCAAATGCCTCAGCTTCTGCTCCCACTGTGTCTTGTATTGTGCCGGCAAATTCCACACTGGCTATGTAATTGACATCAGTTTCTTCTATGCCCAACATTTTCACTGTCAATGATATCACTGCTGTTCTATATACCTGGGTAGCATCGCGAGATGCAATTTGTTGTTGTATCTCTGTCAACATGGTGTCTGTCATCATACTGCCTAGGGTGGTGATATCTGCCCGGTCCCATGCGCCTTGTAACAACACGAAGTTTTGTTTGGCGGCAGATTCGAAACCTGCTACATCAAACCCTGCAGGAATTTGCCATGTGCTGGTTGTGGCCAATGCTGATCCAATCATTGAACCTCCTTGGAATCGAACGGGTTGATTGACTTCAGGACTGACCTGCGGACCTTGATAAGCAAGGTCAGGTGAATTATTAATCATTCGCTTACGCATGAACCAACCTATTGCCCCCAATACTATAGCACCAATTAACAAGGCCATTAAGATATTACCAAATGCCTCACCCATGCCCAGACTACTGGCCAACCAAGCCAGACCCAAGCCTGCCGCAAGTCCTCCTAGCATAGCACCCCATGGTCGACTGGGTGCAGGTGCAGGTGCCGCGGTTGGTGGTGTGGCTTGTGCCGGAGGTGTGGCCTGTTTTTTAGTCACATTAGAACTTTGTTGTCCTACGCTTTTGCCACTACCCATGCGTTTATTACCGGCTTCGGCAATCACACTGGCAAAAGCCATTACGCTTATTAATAAAATTGCAATAAACTTTTTCATATTATCTCCTTGATGCAAGTACTATCTTGCAAATATGCTCCAATCGCTCTATGTGTTCATAGGCTCTCCATGGACTTGTGTCAATGGCAACTACTCCATGTCCCTTTATGCCCACAATATCAAAAGCAATATTGCCAGCCGTATCCAATTGCAACTGCCGATGACATTGATCCGCAAGCTCTTGACTGATGGGAGGCACATCGCCTACATTGGGTGCTACCCGAGTATATCTATTTAATTCTGGAAAGTCTGCACTCACTGTGCTTAGATCAATGCCGGCGTGCATGGCCGCAATACAGTAAGTGGGGTGAACATGTACAACCACACGAACCTCTCCGGTGTGTTGACCCATTTCTTTTTGCAATCCAAAATGCAATGGCAGTTCTCCACTGGGCTTGAGGTTGGCACTGATATCAGTATATGTCAACTCAGTGCTGGCATGATACAGCCTAGGAGGTTGGTCATAATAACCCTTCTCAATGCCAATCTTCTTAAACTGATCTGGCTGTAGAGTTTGTTTACGGACACCACTGGGAGTGATATAGAAGTGGTCACGGTCGTGATGTCGTATGCTGACATTGCCATCACGACTGGTAATCCAATTACGCTTGTAAGCGTCTTCTAGCACTTCACAAATGGTTTCTAACATTATTCATGACCTTTATGAATCAGCTGATTAACAATATTAAGATCAAACTCTAATTTAGAAATTCGATCGCGCATCTGTTGATATTCTTCACTGTGTACATCGCCGTTGGCAACCACAATATCTAAATACATCTCTGCGGCTCGGTCATGTGCAATTTTAAGCTCGTGTTCTATTAGTACTCTTCTGTCTTTTAACATTATGCAAACAAGTCCTCATTCCATTCACGGTGTCCTTCACGGAACGCCATGTTACTTTGTGTTTCACGAACTTCTACACGATAGCACCAAAGTCGTTGTGCTTCACCGTGTCCTAGGTAATCAGGAATGTAAACACCATTGACATACTTGTAAAGCTGATCTGCTAGACCTTCGCAACCCAATTTGGGCAGGATTGTCAGTTTGGCCAACTTGCGCTGTTCCATCTCTTTGTAAAAGGCCAGTTCAGGATCGTCCTCTGCTACCAGTAGGGTGTGATCAAATTGACTTTCCAATACACCTTTGAGTTCTTTGAGGCCACCATAATCGGCCGCCCAGTTGCGAGCATCCAGATAGTCTGTACCAAAGTAAAACTTCATACTAAAACTGTATCCATGAATTAAATTGCAGTGACTATCGGCCCTCCACTGTCTGTACGCACATGGAAATGCGTCATGATACTCTTTGGTGCTGGTGTACTTGTATTGTACGGGTTGTAATAAATTTGCCATTGTTATCTCCTTTAGATTTAGCAATGACATGCAGAATATTTAAAGAGGGATGAATGCCGAAAAGTCCTCTAGCTATACTTATCAAAGCGTTATCGTGTTTTCAACTCTTTAATACCTAGTTTGGAAAAGGATCGTTGTACTCCAATGAGTTGACTCCAACAATCCCATAATGCATGGTGTGCCGCACCTTGTGGTCTCTCTAGTCCAGGCACCAATGCATATAGTGTACGAGCGTCACGGGCTTGCCAGTAACTCCAGGCCACTCCTCGCTTGAGTTCGCGACTAAAGTGTTCAAGTATGTTTAGGTCAAAGCCTGTACCGTTGGCCCATATTGCGTCGACACCACCACACCACTTGTGGAAGTCTCGTAGCACATCACGAATGTCATGCCTGTCATCTTCTGCAAATGCTTCCGCACGAACTTCTTCGTTTTGTTTGCCCCACCATTCCAGCGTGGCATCATCAACAATATGATCAAGCCCTTCAAAGCTTTCTAGGCTAACACGACGATAAAATGTGTCCATTTTTTCCATTGGGTTGTTGACATCATCTGCCCAAGGATTGAATCGTATTGCACCAATAGTAAGCATTAGGCTATTTGGTTTGGTGCCAAGTGTCTCAAGGTCAACCATAATATGGTTTCCAGGAGTGTTATAGTTAAATGCTGTTACCATTGGTAACTTCCTTTTTCTTTAAAATCCAAGAACCGTCTTTGTTGTCGTGCCACTCAAGTGTGTCACCTTCTTTCCAACCAGCCTGCGCCAATAGATCCTCAGGGAACTGCAAAATACATTCACCTGTAGCAGGATCTTCTTCAACTGTGAGTGTCCAAGATGCCATTATACTAAACTCAATAGTTGTGCAGAGAGAGATTTAACATCTTTATCTGACAAGAAGAAGTTGTAAGTGCTGGTGTCTGCTACTGTGCCGTCAGCCCGCAATGATTCATTGATAAACTCGATTGAGTTGATGTCCTTAGGCGACACTGGCTTCCAACTTCGAATACGCAAACGATAACCAGTGTTTTCTTTTGCAACAAATTCTTTGACATCGAGGTCAGGGTGTAGAGTGGTGGTAGTCATTTTATTTTGTTTCCGTTAAAATCTTTAGTTGAAAGTTGATCTGGTGCTTTTTGTGCCAATCGCTCAAAGTCAGATGCGTTTGGATAATGGCGCATGATCCAACGAGCCCGTTCCCTAATAGGCCCAGGTACCCTTGGTGTCACCTGCGGTATCAAAAGGTCTTCAATAAGACGCATGCCTTCGACCAGGGCACGGTATCTCTCATCAGGCATTGTCATAATTTTGTTCCATATTCAAATTTTAACATCTATTAGAAGTAAATGCAACCACCATTATGTCCAAAGTGATTGCCGAATCTTAATAAGACGGATCATCATTGCTTCATCTTCTTTTTCGTATGCGGCTTCAATTTTTTGCAACAGCTTGTGAGCTTTGTCACTCTGCTTTTTCATTTCGGGTGTTTTGTCAGCACTGAAACTTAGTTTACCACCATTGGCTATTCTGCTGGCTTCACAATAATCTGTCCAACCGCTGGCATCGTATGCATCAGGCCGAGCACGATAGGTAACAGTCCACCATGTGTAAAGTTCTTTCATTTCCTTGGCGGCCAGCGCCTGGCCAGTTGGTACTGCTTCGCCCTTCTTACCTTCTTCTAACCATTCTTCATTGGTAAGGGTCATGGCCCAATCAAGGTGATCCAGTCCTGCTTGTGGACAGCGCCACACACGCCAGCGCCACCAACCACTAGCCCAGAATGGAGGATTGTATTTGGCACGGTCTTCTTTCTCACCCCAGGCAATGTGGCTCCATGCTGTTTCTATCTCAACAAAATCCACCAGTTCATTGAATAGGCAAGGTAAAAAGCGGTTGCCCACATCCTGCCACTGGCCTGGCTTGATGTCCTGGGCATGGGCAGTAAGACTATGAGTGCGAGTAACCCAGCGGTTGTTGATGTAGTACTTGACAGAATAAATTTGATCAGGAATAAAATAGACAGTTTTTTGTAAGTAATCTAATCCTTCTTCTGCTAACCAGTAGCGGAAGTTGTGTTTCATTTGAGCGCGAGTTGTCCACTCATCCCATTCTTCACTGGTACCAGCACCAAGCTTGGCAGTTCCTCGAATCCAATCGGCAAATTTGCTACATGTCCAATAGTGACTTCTCATTTGTTAACTCCAGTTAATGGTTTGAATGGGGTTGTGGGTCTGTTGATACAATACTCGCAGGTTGGATCAGTACACTTGTCTTCCGTCCATTCATTGGTTTTTTCATTGTAATAAGCATCGTATTTTTCAGAATACACAAGGTCTTGACTATCGTTGTTCATTCTTCTACTTGGTTTACAATTACACCAGCCTGCTTTAGGAAATCTGTTCCTGTTGTATTTCTATAGTTATCACGATAAAACACTTGTTTGATACCACTTTGGAATACTAATTTGGCACACTCAATACACGGAGCATGAGTAATAAAAATTACAGCACCTTCTGAACTTTCCGGACTGCGAGCCACTTTGGCAATGGCATTGGCTTCTGCGTGAAGTACTTCGGGTTTGGTTTTCAACCGATAACGACCTTGTATTTCATTACCATCGGTGTCCCTATACGATCCTTCATATGGCCAACCAGCTGTAATCTCTTCTGGGTCGAGCCATCCACCACCAGTGCACCACTCGGCCTCTTCGCAGTTGTTGTCCCAGCCGCTGGGCATCCCATTGTAGCCAATTGAGATGATGCGGTCTTCTTTGACAATGAGCGCACCCACTTGCAGTCTACGAGCCGTACTTAACTTGGCATAGATCTCTGCCACCCGCATGTGGGCCTTAATATACTTTGGTTTCATACGATAAGTATAACATAATGATTAACAAGTGTCAATAGGAAAATTATGATAATTTATATTCACGGTGCCAGTGCCACCGGTGAAAGTTTTACTCACATCAGAGAGCATGTTGGAGGTCCTGACCGAGTCCTGGAATATTCCAGTGCCAACGGATTTGCCAACAACCTGGAAATGATGATGGAAGCACTTGAGTCAGTGGACCGGTTATTTTTTGTGGCTCACAGTTTGGGTGGCATCTATGCCTTACACTTGGCAGAACATTATCGACATCGAGTGCAGGGAGGAGTAACTCTTAGTACACCATACGGCGGGTGCGTTCAAGCTGACTATGCCAAATACTTCTTACCATTCAGTAGACTCATGCGTGATGTTGGTACAATGAGCAAGCCAATGATTGATGCGGCAAAAATACCAGCACCACGGAACTGGACCAATGTAGTTACTACAGTGGGTGACAGTCCCTGGATTCACGAACCAAACGATGGCGTGGTCACAATTGAAAGTATGCGTTCAAAAACAGACATGGAACTGATTGAAATTGACCTAAACCATTACGAAGTTGTTATTAGCAACCGTGTGGTTGACCTTATCAAAGAACGAACTAAACAATTATCGCCTTTTCCTTCGCGTATTTAAAAAGACTGGTTCCCCGCTCTCTAACCGAGTCAGCAACCACTTGCGGTGAATCCTCCCACATCTTTCTCATTTCTTCGTATTCATAATCTTCAACAGTATCATATGCCCATACTTCTGGAAAGCGTTGGTGGTTGGCCTGTGCTCGTATCACCATCAGGCTGACACGCTGGCCAACACGATCCTTTGGCTTTTTACCAGACAGCACAGTCAACATATCTTCTCCCCTGAGGTCATCCCAAGGTAATAGTGTGTCAACGCCCAATGTATCAAATAAGACTACCCATTGTTTGGCCATTTAAAAATCTCCTGTGCGTTGATCTTTTAAAATACCAATTGCCCGCTCAAGGTTTTCCAGTGTTGGATCAGTCATACGCATCAAAGTATTTCCAGTATGCTCGTTGTAGATTGCAAGACCAAAACTGCCGTCGGCCTGTGTGATCAACAGCAATTGTTTATCGTTATGCGCTAGTACTTTATATACAGTATAACTGGTCATGCTACATTCTCCTCATCTGGTTTGACTATGATACCTTTGCAATTTGGGAAACGAATTCCAAACTGCTGATTCAATTCATCCATGTCCTTGCCTTGACAAATGAATTCTTCATTGACAGCATTGTAAGCAAAGAGCTTGTCACTGTGCGTTTCAATTTTCATAAAAACAACTTTAGACAACAACTGCTGTACATCTTTATGCACTTCGTTGATCTCCCTTGACACTTTTCTACTCCATAGCCACACCACAAATAGCAGGGCAACACCAACTATCAAGTAGATATCTTCCATATCAATTTCCGTTCAATGGTACTATGCTGATGACATTCTCAACACGGAAACTACGCCACTCATGCTTGTCTGTGCAAAACACACTCATGACAGTGGGATTGAATTTTTTAACTTTGGGAAAGTCAACTGGATTATCTGTATTGGTAAAGTGTGGAGCAGGAATAGGATCGGGTATAAACTCGGCCTTGAGTGTGCAAGGCATAGTGCGTAAGGTACCATCAACCTTGGTGAAGGTAACTTCTGCAATACCTTTGCCCAAGGCCTCAGTCAGCATATCTCGGCGTTGCTGTAGATTTTCTTTGTCAAATTCAATCATCATTGTTCCTTTAATTTAAAATAGTCAAAGTGGTCTTGTAATGTCCATGTAGTTGGATCAATTGCTTGTCCATCGTGCGTGGCAATTGCATCTGTAAAAATATTGTAGCGTTCAAAGAATATCCACAAGTTTGACGTTGAACTTACCCTGCCACTTTTGTTAAGCGCCAAGTCTTGTTTTTTAGAAACAAAACAAGTGGGCATATTAATTACCTGTTCTGCTGTCAATATGCCTTGCAACAACAGGTCCCGAGTCTTGCTGGCTGGAATCACATGCTCAAAGATTTTGGCCTTTGAACTGGCACTTTCCTTGGTGGCATAATGGCTACCAATGCTACCACGAATTGCATAACCATGGTACCTGCGTAACCAATGATCAATGGCATCGCGGATCAAACGCAGTCGTTGAGCACCAGTGGTTGTCCGATACAAATTGACAAGGCGGTTCAATTCAACCACAGTAATCTCAATGGACTCTGTGTAACTGTCTGGGCCTCGCCGAACTTTTGTGTACGGCGTGGCCACATAGTTGGCAATGGTTTCTTTTAGCATAATCTAATTATACTACAAAATGGTCAAAGTGTCAAACAGGTTGTTGCGGAAATACTACAAATTCTCTAGGCCAGTTTCGATAGGTATGAAACTGTGGTGTGTGGTAAAGTTCACCATCTCCGGACCCTTTCATTTGCAAACTAAAAATCTTTTGATCCTTTGAACCTACACACCATATGTTGTAGTTGTGGCCAATTCTACTACGACTCATGGTCCAACGACAGTTGGCAGTGATCCAAACCACATACTGATTCACATCTACAATTTCAATGTAGTTGGTTCTCTTGTTGCGCCATATAAGATAGTCTACAGTATGCCGGTCATTCAACGATTGCAACAACAACTTTGGCAGGACCCCCGACACGGTAACTTCATTCAACCAAGACAAAACTTCATCCCATGCTGGAATATGATGACTACCAAACCGCTGTCTGCGTTGTTCGCTGTTGGCATGCAGATCAATTCCAATGGCCCATGTATTGAACTTGGTCAGATCCGATGTGCCAAACCAGCGTTCTAATTTTTCTATCACAGTTGCAGGCGCATTTAAAGTGCTACACATGGCTTTGTGCGTTGTGCCGTGGACCTGTGTATTTCCCCCACTGGCATTTTTTATACTGAAGTAAGTTGGATTGTCAAGTGCATCATATCCTGTCAGGTCCACCTTTGTACCGGTACTTCCTCCCACTGCAAAAGTTTCTACATTGAAAATGTTTTTTAGTAAAACTTGCAATTGTGCATCGCTTTCATAATTGCGACCTTCGTAATATTGTTGACTGGACATGGTTTATATAACCATGCACCAGTCTCATGTTATGCCATAATAATATTACGAATTTACAGTTTCAAATGGGCTGTATTGCTCGCCACCAAGTCGGGTGTCCAACACCCAATTGTTCAGGATGCGTTGCAACGACTCAAACTTGTAATCAACTGCCTTGGGGCGAATTGCTTCAGCTTGTTTACGATCAAATTCCAAATTCAGTTCGCGGTTGGTTTTCATTGTAGTTCCTTAAAGTGATTTAATGTGATTGATAACTTGATTTGCTTCTTTGTAGCCCGACTCTTCCAATTGAAGATTGTCCATTGCTTCGGCCATCATCTTTTGTGCAATTAATTCAAAATCAATTTTAGTCAGCTTGGGTGAATAAGGTTGTGTCCACCTAACTGAATATATTGAATGAACTTTCTTTTTATCGTTCATGCCGCTACCTTGAGTCCTTCACTGACCAAGCGAAGTTCGTTGTTGCGGCATGTGCTGTAATACCATACACCGTCTTGCATGACATAAAAGAACTCGCAACCACTACCTTCAAAGTAATCGATGAATGATTTGTAGTCATCAAATACCTTCCAACCGCAATCTTTTTCTTCACGATCGCGGCCATAAAAGGTTGTCATATCTCCGTAGAGCGATTCGTATTCCTCTTTGGACATGTTAGAATCATATTGACTAAAGTGGTGCTTGATGCCAATCTCTTTGCCCAATGAACTAATTTGTCCCAGTGCCACTAGATTGTTGGCCCGGCCGCTGTCATAGTGCTGTTGTAAAATAGCACCATTGTGTTCGAGGTAGCCGTCCCAATGACAGTATACTGCCTTGATCACACCACCGTGCATGACTGCAATTGCTGAACGAGTTGCCATGATTAATCCTTGGTAGAGATAGAAAGTTTAAAAAAGATATTGACCAGTACCAACAGTCCCCAGGCCTGTAGCCAGGTAATTTCATTGACACCTGTGATTGCAGAAACCAAACAACCATTCCACAACCACATGACTGGCAAGCTCATTATTAGGCCAAACAGCACACCAACAACAACTAAGCCGCCAAAGAATCCTGCTGTCTGTGCTTTA